AAAAAGAAAAGGTAGAAAACCACCTCCAACTTTGTTATGATTGAGGATTATAATTATACTGATTTTTTCTACATTAATAAGTCTTCAATTCATGGTTACGGAATGTTTGCTAAAAATGATATTCAAAAAGATACTATTTTAGATTGTCCAAGGTTCATAATGATTCCGAACTTATTGATGAAAAGTGAAAAAATCAATTCTTTTTTAAATAATATTTTATCTCCAAAATACCAAAAGAAATTCTCTTATCAAGAGAATATTTTGTATTATAATGCTTATGTATTTAAAACTAAATTTTATATGGAAAATAAAAAAATGAAAGAAATATACTTTATTCCAATTACTCAATTAGTATTTTGCAATAGTTCAAGTACTCCGAACATTGAAACAAGATATAATCCTAATTATCAAACCGTATATTTTAAAACTATTAAACCTATAAGTAAAGATGAAGAAATTCTATTAGACTATCGTACTTAATAAGTATTATTTTCTATTTAAATGATTTTGTATTATATCAAAATTACGATCTAATTTAGCTTCAATTCTATCGAAATAAACTTCAAATGACTCTTTAGTAACATAGGTCGTGCTAATTTTTAATGCTAAATCTGATATTTCTTGCTGATGTTTACGACCTTCTAGTTCCATTTCTTTTCTTAAAGTAATAAAATCACTAAATGTTTTATCATTAATTTCTTTCATTAGAGTCTCTTGTTTATCAAATAAAGAGAAAACTCTAGTAAATAACCATCCACCTAAGAATGATAATGCACCTAAAACTAGATTAAAAATCAAAGTAATATCTAAATTCACATAGATATTTACACATTATTAATACGTATTATAGTTTAAAATTGTCAAAATCGTCATCAGATATATCGGTTTTTCTTGCACCTATCTTATAACTTGATATTTCTGTCTCTTGAGGAGCCACTTGTACTTTACTACTATCTAGATAGCTATCGTGCCATCCACCAATAGGGTTGTCTTTTTGGTTAAATATTTTCTTGTAACCTAAGCTTCTTAGTCTACTATCGCAAAGCCACTTAGAGTAGCCGTCTAGAACCTCTGCATTTAATCCAAGTAAGCTACCATTACTAAAGAGATACTTAGACCATTCACTTTCGTTCTTGGCGGCTTGTTCATAGAAAGCATAGATTTTATCTTCACTTTTCTTGACTATGCTTGTAAAGCCTTCTTTATCTTCGTCCCTTAATATTTTGAGTAAATTTTGGCTTACTGCAAAATGAAGGGCTTCATCGCGTTGAATAAATTTTATAATTTTAGAATTACCTTCCATCTTGCCACGATATCCAAAATAGAAAGAACAAGCAAAAGAAACATAAAATACAAGTCCTTCCATTACATTGATAGAAAGAATTGCGTCAAAAATCTTTTGTTTAGGATCTTTCTTTTCGTCATCGCCAAGAATCTTATCAAAATTATTCCTAATAAGTTCAGCGCGGCTTGTTATCTCTTTATCTTCCATTATACTATCAAAAAATTTAGTTGCATCTGGATAAACATTATTTAATAGATAAGAATAAGAGTAACTATGTATGCCTTCGAATTGAGCCCAAGTATTCATACAAATTTCAAGTTCTGGATTACTTACGTAATCTTTTAAAGAATGAATGCTACGAGAAAGCATGCTATCTCCAAGCGTTTGGAATCTTAAATTACTATCGAATACGAATCTTTCAGTATCTGTCAAATTCTTGTAATCACTTCTATCTTTTCCAAGAGCAATTTCATGAGGCCACCAGAAATTTTCATTTTGCTTTTTGAATAGTTCGAAAAATATAGGATACTTAAATCTATCGTATCTTTGAAGATTAAGATCTTCTCCAAGAAATAATGGTTGTTTTGTAGTGTCTATATTTTTAAAATTTAATACGGTCTTCATAGGGCTATAGTTTACACGCTCCACTGGAGCAATCTCTATCTTCTTTTTGATTAAGTGATTGCTCTTTGTCTCCGTCATCAGTATTATTGTAATATAAACTAATTAACCCAAGGCTATATGCATACATTACTTCTTTCATTACTTTTGCGTCTGGTAATATATTGTTTTCATAATGACTATAGTTGTAGTATACATTAGTTGATATTGCCATGTCAATATATTTTTGAATAACTGCATTTATTTTTAATAAGCCAGAGTTATCTTTAAGATCATAAGCTAATTCATAGTTATCATCATACTTACCAATTCCTGGAACCATAACTGGAAGCTTGCCCATTTTACTGGTTTTATAAGTTATAAGGCTTCTGATTGGTTCTACCCCATTTGTTGAGCATTGAATTACAGAACTGCTTTCACAAGGCATACAAGACGATAATGTTGAATGTCTTAAACCAAATTCTTTAATATCTTTTCTTAGCTTATCCCAATCAAGAGATAATTTTCTTTTGACTAATTCATCTACCTTATCTTTATATGTATCAATAGGTAGTATACCTTTAGCATACTTAGTTTTATCAAATTTTTCACATCTACCTTTTTCTTTTGCTAACTCAACGCTACTCTTTAGAAGATAATACTGAAAATGCTCCATCCATTCATCAATAACTGATAATGATTTATCAGAACTATATTTTAATTCATTCTTTGCTAAAAATGCTGCTAAATTAGTTATTCCAACTCCAAGACTTCTACGCTTTTTTGCAAAATTCTCAGCAGCAATATTAAAATAATCTTGAAGATCAATGATTTCGTCAAGAAATCTAACGATAAGATCGCAGGTCTTTTCAAGATCTTGCCAATTTTTAATTTCTAGCATATTTACTGCTGAAAGAATGCACATTCCAATTTCTGCGTCTTTGTCATGATAATCATTTAATGGAATAGTTGGATGAATGACTTCTGTACAAAGATTACTCATAGTAACTTTATCTAACCAAGCGCCATGATTATTTGCGTGATCAACATTCAATATATAAATACGACCAGTTTCTACTCTTTCTTTAATTATAAGTGAGAATAATTTACGAGCAGATATTTTCTTTTTAATTTTTAATTTTTTAGATTCACACTCTTTATATACTTTATCAAAATCTTTTGTTCCCCATGCTTCATAAAGTTCTGGTACTTCTGAAGTATTAAATAAAGTAATATCTTCATCTTTTAAAACTCTATCATAAAATAATTTACTCATCCCAACTGTATAATCAAGTTTACGAACCCTGTTGTCGTCTGTTCCAGCGTTATTCTTTAATACTACAATATCTTCAATTTCGTAATGCCACCATTGAATATTACAAGTTGCACTTCCACCTCTTAATCCATTTTGTTGCCATGCTTTTACGCTACTCTCATAAATTTTTAAGAATGGAATTAATCCAGTATGAACAACTTCTCCATTTTTGATTGGAGAACCAATTGCTCTTATTTTACTAACGTCAATACCAATACCACATCTATTAGCAGTAGCCATACTTACTGCTGTAGCACTAGCTGTAATACTTTCTCTAGTATCATCTACTCCAATTAAACAACAACTAGCATAGTTTCTACTATTAGTTCTAACGCCAGCCATTACTGGAGTTGGTAGATTTATTTTATGTTTGCTAATTGCATCGTAAAATTTTCTAACATAAGAAAGCCTTGTCTCTACTGGATATTTAGCAAAAGAATAAGCAGCGATTAATATATAAGCAAATTGCGGTGTTTCATAAATTCTACCATTTACTCTATCTTTAATTAAATATTTATCACAAAGTTGTTTTATACCAGCATAAGTAAATATAAAATCTCTATCGTGATCAATAAATTCACCAATTTTATTAATTTCATCTTCTGAATAATATTTTAAAATACTATCATCATAAATTTTATTCTTAATACTTTCTTTTAAGAATTCAGACAATCTTGGTGAATGTTTACCTTTCCATACATCTTTTCTTAATTGATAACTTAGAAGTCTAGCTGCTACGAATTGATAATTTGGTTTTTCAATAGAAATTAGATTAGCTGCGCTTTCAATTAAAAGATTATGTATCTCCTTACTTGATACTCCATCATGAATATTTATTTTTGCATTAATTTCGATATCAGTCAAACTTACCCCAGAGTAACCATCTATTGCCCAATTTATTACTCGATTGATCTTTTCTATATCAAATTTTTCAGTTGATCCATTTCTTTTCTTTACGTTTATATATTTACTCATACTTACTGTGAATATAAGTTTACAGTATTTTTTAAAATTATAAAAGAAAATTTTTCTTGTTGTTAACAATACATTAAACTTACTTTATATATGTGTACAGAATCTCTAATCTCTTATTAATTATTTTCCCAATGAGCTCTTGCAAAGCGAAGCTTTCCCTGTATTAGAGGGTCATTTCGAGCTAACTGATCCATTTTCCCAATTGAGTCTATAAGCCTTTCGGCTCGCCTAACACTTATCGGATGTCGGTAGGATCATCCATCGCGTGTTAGCCCTTGCACCTACGCTCCCTTAATTTCTTAAGGTTTCTCGGGTCGCAAGCTTCGTTAGCGTTGCCCGACGTTTCAGATCAGTTCAAACTCGCTATTTTTAGAAAATAGCAAAACTTTGTATTATTTTACTAATACTATGTATTGTATAGTACCTATTATTTTTTTGTTTGTCAATTTTATTTTTCATGTTATAATTATTAAATGTTTAGTATATACAGCTCTGCTTTTAATCTTATCAAGAATAATTTCAATTATATTGAATCTATTAATAGTTTTTGTAATTTTGCAGATGAAGTAGTAATAGCAGTAAACAAATCAGAAGATAATACTCTAGAAGCGTTAAAATCATTAAACTTTAATAATTTAAAACTAACTGAAACGAACTTTTCTTATCAAGACCCATTATTAGATGGTAAAATCAAAAATGAAGCATTACAAGCCACAAAAGAAGAATTTAAAATTGGATTAGATATGGACGAATATATTCCATTATGGCAGAAGGATATTTGGACAAATTTAGCTTATCAATTGAGATTTGATATTTATGATTGTTATATGATACCTTCAGTTAATCTTTATAAAGACAAAGATCACTATTTTTCAATAGGCCATAAATGGTACTTACATAAAGGAAATCTTTTTAGAGGTGCAGTTAATTTCGCTAAAAACCAAAATGGAACAGTAGACACCTCAAGAAGTGATACCTGTGAATTGATAGATTCAAATGGGAATTTAGTATCATCTAAAATGTTTGACAATGATATAAACTCATTAAGATCTAAAATAGTTCCATTTGTAGTCCATAATGGATATTTAAATTTGCAAGACAGAGTCTTAAGGAATAAAAATTTCTGGAAAGAACATTGGAAAATTGAATCTGGCGGAACTGAACCAGCTCATAAAGTGCATGAATCTTTAGAAGATTTTTCAGAAAGATATTATCAACATAATTTAGATATATGAAAATTGCTTTAATAGCAAACGATTATGTCCAGCAATTTCCACTAGAAAATTACGGTGGAATTGAAACTTGTGTTGAAAATTTAGCTCAAGGTTTATTTGACAACAAAATCGATTTCTTTGTTGTCTGTCCAAAAAGAAAAAATAAAAAAGAATATCCTTTTGAAGTTTATGAAACAGAAGAAGAATCAACATCGTTAAGCAATAAAAATAGTTCATATTATGCTTACTCTGTAGCAAAAGTTTTAAAAAGTTTAAAATTCGATATAATTTGGAGTCAAAGTAATTGGAGTGTTGATCCTCTTTTATTTTTAAAAAAACCAATTATTTGCACATTTCACGATAGTTGCGAAAAACAATACGGATGGATGAAAGACTTGGATAAAGTTAGATATAGATTTATTTCTAATTTTCAATACAATAATTGGGTTAAAGAAGAATGGGAGAAAGAAAAAAGCTTCATGTGTTATACAGGTCTTGCAGATTCAGAATTTAAACTAAATGAATCAAAAAAAGATTATTTTCTGTGGTGCGCTGGATTGAACTGGGGACTTGACGCAAAAGGATTAGATATTTTTATAAAATTATCAGAAACTTTTAAAGATAAAAATTTTATCGCATATGGAACTGGAAATAAACAATTAGAAGAATATCTTTTAAATAAAAACAAAACAAACTCTAATTTTCTATACAAAGGCAAATTAAATAGAGGTGAGGATCATGAATTGGCATTTTCTAATGCTAGAGCGTTTTTTCTTCCAACCAGATTACCAGAAGCATTTGGAAGGACTGTTATAGAAAGCTTTTCTAAAGGAACACCAGTTTATGGATCAAATTATGGAGCATTAAATGAATTAATAAAAGATAATATAAATGGAGCTAAATTTTGTTTAGAAACTTTAAATTTGGATTTAGATTATAACTTTGATTACAAGAAAGTATTTGAATCATCATGTATATTTAACATTTCCGAAGAAATAAAAACCTTATTAAAAGAAAGTAATAATTTGTGAAATACATAGAGAATGTAACGCTTTTGACAATTCTTGGTAATCCAAATCCATCTCTAAAAGAGAATTATCAATTAATGAATAAAATAATAGATTCTTCTTACGATAAATTGAGATTTAATAATATAAAAATATTATCTGCTCAAAATGAATCTTTTGATTTTAAAGAAAAAAATGTATCCATTGTAAAAATTAATCCAATGTCACAAGCAGGATACAATGCTTTTTGTGTTAACGAATTATATAAATATGTAGACACAGAATTCGTATTGCTTTTTCAGAATGATGGTTTTATTTTAAATCCTGAACATTGGTCAGATGATTTTTTAAATTATGATTATATTGGCGCTCCTTGGCCAAACCATGAAGAATCTAGAGTTGGAAATGGTGGATTTTCTTTTAGAAGCAAAAAATTTTTAAATGCAACTAAAGATTTAATTTATTTAGAAAATATTGGATTATCTGGAGGATCATGCACACCAGAAGATCATTTGTTATGTAGGTATTATTATGATCATTTAATAAAAGTTGGTATAAAATTCGCTCCAATTGATGTCGCTATCAGATTTTCTTTTGAGCAATTTATACCAGAATATCCATTTTGGAATAATGATATGTCTTTAGGATTCCATGGTTTATTTCAAGCTGGATGGGATAATGACGAATTTAGATTAAATTTAAAAAAACAATATAATCTATTATGAAAGTAGCTTTTTTCAATCATCAATTATGTATTAGGGGATCTACTGTGTCTTTATATAATTATGCATTAGCCAATGAAAAATTACTAGGCAACGAATCAATTGTAGTATACATGACTGATCCAGAAAATATTAATCATACAGATGCTACAGTATTTGAAAAATTTAATAAAACCTTTAAAACCAAAGGATTTGATAATTGGGATAGTTTAGATGAATATTTGAAAGAAGAAAAGGTAGATGTACTTTTTAAGAGCTCTGGAGGATGGAATGATGGTAAAGTAAGTAAATATGTCAAGACATGTGTTCAAGCAATTTTTGATATATATCAACCACATGGAGATGTTTATTCATATCTTCACGAATATATGTCAAATAAAATGACAGATGGTAAAGCTCCATATGTCTACGGCATTTGCGATTATCTTCCAGAACCTAATTTGAATTTAAGAGAAATTTATAATATTCCATCTACTGCTAAAGTATTTGGCAGAATTGGAGCTAAAGATTCATTTAACGTAGATTGCGCAAAACATGCAATTATAGATTTAGTGAATAATACAGAAGATGTATATTTTATGTTTTTTGGTACAGACTCTTTTTATGAACACCCTAGAATTATATATTTGCCGAAATCTCATGAATATCAAGATAAGTCAAATTTTGTAAATGCTTGTGATGCAATGCTTCACGCTAGAATAGATGGAGAAATTTTCAGTTTATCTATATCTGAATTTCTATGGTTCGATAAACCAATTATAACATTTCATATCGGACATCAGACTGGACATTTTGAAATTCTAAAAGATAAAGCTATAATTTATAAAGATAAAGAATCCTTATGTTCTATTATTAAAAATTTTAATAAAAATGATTATCCTAAAAATTACTATAAATCAATCATACTAGATAATGGATTTACAACAGATAAGGTAATGCAAAAGTTTAAGGAAGTTTATTTAAGTTAATGAACCTAATAATAGATCGATCAAATCGTTTAGCAAATCAATGGTGCTGGGAATGGCACTATATTATGAATATTTTTAGAGAATTAGAAAAAATTGATTCAAATGACTATCAGTATATATTCACAGATAACCTAGAAGCACTTCCAGTTGAACCAAATAATAATACAGTAGTTTTTATTGTTTCTGATGAACATTATACCGTTCCAAAATATACAGAAAAAGTTAAAGCTATTTTCAAAAACTATGTCTTTCCAGACCAAGAAGCTTTAAATATATATCCTATTCCACAAGGGCATAATAAAGATTTAATTTTTTATCCTTATAAAAATATAGAAGAAAGAACTTACGACATAGGTTTTCAAGGAAATTTTCATACATCTAGACCAATTGTTATTCAAGGTATTCTTGACGAAATAAATAAAAGAAATTTAAGATTAAATATTCTATTAAACCAAAGTTCAAATACGTTTGATTATTCTAGTAATTTATGGAATACAAAAATTTCACTATCACTAGATGGCCAAATTACTCCAGAAAACTTTAGGTTTTTTGAATCAAGTATTTTAGGGTGTGCAATTATTGCTTCTAATAATTTACCAAAGAATTGGATATATGATCAAAATCATTACATAAAAGTAGATTGGATGAATTCAAAAGAAGTTGTTGATAATATAGAAAATTTATTAACAGATAAGAATTTACTAGAAAGACTTTCAATAAGATCTTATAATGCATGGATTAATTTATATAATCCTAAAAATATATCAATATATGTAAATAATAAATTAAAGGAAGTAAAATGAATAATAAAATTAAAGAAATATTACTAGAATATGGTCATAAAGGCATTTATACCCAAGATGGATATTTTCAATGTCTGACCGATAAAGCCGCAAGATCAGCGCAAATTGGACATTCATATGATCATGTATATCCAGATTTATTAGATAAATTTTTTAAATTAGAAAAATTTAATATGCTCGAACTCGGTATTCATAAGGGTTACAGTTTGGAGATGTGGTCTAAAATATTTCCTCAAGCAAATATCTATGGACTAGATATTGATCATTCTTTAATTGATCCATATGTGAATTTAAATCAAAAAAATATTAATATATTACCACAAGCCAGCCAAACGGATTCTAATATTTTAAATTTTATACCAAATATGGATTTGATAATCGACGATGCATCGCATCAACCAAATTTAACAATAAATTCTTGGGAAATTTATAAAAATAAATTAAATAAAAATGGATTATATATTATCGAAGATGTACCGAGTAGTATTTTTGATGAGGCTGTTTTTCCAAAACTATTTAAAGATAATTTTAAATTAATAGATTTAAGACCAATAAAAGGCAGGGATGATGATATAATTTTATATTATGAAAATTAAATATTCAATGCCAGATAATCCAAGGATCGTTAGCCAATTTAATAATTTTCCATTTGGATGTGGCGGAATTAGACCATTTTTAGATATAGCAAATGAAATAACAAATATAACTATACCAGATTTTACTTTTTGGTATGTAGATCCAGATTATAATTTTCAAAATCCACCAGACGGATTAAATGAAAAAGATATAGTCTTTTATAAAGGAGACGAACATTATAGAATACCGCAATGGCACAATCAATGTAAATTATTATTAAAACAAACAGTTACAAATCAATTTCCTTATAATATAATACATATCCCATTTTTATATGTTACGGATTTTATAAAATCCGCTTATATTCCATTTAACGAAAGGAAAATAGACGTTTTATTTACAGGTACTTGTTGGCCAGAAACTAATAGAAAATACATTATTGAATATTTAAAAAATAAATTAAAAGATTTAAATATAGTGATCAGCGAATTCATTGATACAAAAACATACTCTCATTTATTAGCTAATTCTAAAATATCTTTATGTCTAGATGGAAAATGGACACCAGAATGTAGTAGATTTTCAGAATCAATACAAGCAGGAACACTAGCCTTTTCTTCTGATTTATCTTATTCAAAATTATTCGATAATTGCCCCTACATAAAAACTGATTGGTCCAATCTAGATCAAGTCGTAGATCAAATATATTTTTATTTAAATAATAAAAACTCTGAAAAAATTTCCATAGAAGCTCATGATTTTTGGTTGAATAATTGGCATCCCAAGAAATGGGCCGAATTAATTTTAAGTAGAATTTAATGATAATCGCTAAAACACCATTTAGGATTTCACTAGCGGGAGGATCTACCGATCTTGAGTCTTTTCTAGATTTGTATGGACAAGGATCTGTTATAAGTTTTCCTTGTAATCTTTATACATACATAACAATTTTTGACGATAAACTAGGCCTGAATTCTTATGATAAGAAATACATTATAGCATACTCTAAAAGAGAGGCGATCAATCAGGTAGATAAGATAAAAAATGATATAGCACGAATTATTTTAAAAAAATACAATGTAGCTCCAATTAACGCTACATTTAATTCTGATATATTCAGCTCAAATTGTGGATTAGCATCATCAAGCTCTTATACATTATCATTTTTAAATGCCATTTTAAAATTCAAAGAATTGAATTATTCTGAAGTTGATCTATGTAAAGAGGCTTTATCCATAGAAAGAGAATTTAACCCGTTAACTGGGCAACAAGACATATTCGGATGTGGAATAGGTGGGTTCAAAAAAATTGATTTTTTTAAAGATAAAAATCCAACATTTAAATATCTTAATTCCGATATCTTTGATAGGTATGATTTTAGTTTAATATATACTGGCATATTGAGATCTTCAACTAATATATTGAAACAAATAGACTCAAGAAAATCATTCTCATTACTTAATCTAGTACAAGAAATGGAAATAGCTATAGAAAAGAATAGGTATAAAGATTTTATATCTATAATAAAAGAAGGCTGGATAAAGAAAAAAGAATCAAATCCCAATATTATAGCAGATAAAGTGGTTAAAAAAATTGATCAAGATCTAGCAAATGATAAATCTATTTTAGCCCATAGATTGTGTGGCGCTGGAAATGGTGGATATTTTCTCGTAATAAAAGAAAAAACATCAAAAATAAATTTGAATACTAACTCTAATATTATTAACATATCTTATGATAAAGAAGGATCAAGATCCTACAGGTTTTAAAAATAGCATTGATTCAATCAATAGATTGACCGCAAAAATAACTAATGTTGAATTAGTTAATTTTAGGGAAACATTGTATGATTATGATAATATCATTATTATAGGAAATGGTGGTAGTAATTCAATAGCTAGTCATATTGCAGTAGACTATAATAAATTTCTCAAAAAGAAGACTCTTGCATTTACCGACGCATCAATGCTAACTGGATATTTTAATGATTATGGCCTTGAGCAAGTATACGTGAAATTTATTGAACAAAATTTAACTAAAAAAACTTTAGTAATACTTATATCTTCATCTGGAAATTCCTTAAATATTTTGGAATGTGCAAATTTTTGTGAAAATAATAAAATAGCTTTTTGTTCTTTGACTGGTTTTAATAAAAATAATAAAGTAAAAGTAAAATCTGAAAAATCTAAAAACTGTAAGTTCAATTACTGGGTGGATTCAAAGAGCTACGGAGTCGTGGAGAATTGTCATCAAATATTCTTGCATGCAATTGTTGTAAATTAATATGAGATACTGCCTAGACCTAGATAATACAATCTGTATTACTCCTAAAAATGAATATGAAAAATCAACAATAATAGAAAAAGCTAAAAATTTAGTTAATAAATTATACGACAATGGAAATTATATTATTATAAATACAGCAAGGGGCGCATCTTCTGGCATAGATTGGACAGAGTTTACAAAAAAACAATTATCTGATTGGGGAGTAAAATATAACGAGCTTGTTACAAATAAAAAACCTAATGCAGATGTTTTTATTGACGACAAGAATATGTCTATAGAAGAATGGTATAATTCTGATAAATTTCCTAAAGGATTCATTGCTGGTACATTCGATATAGTCCATAATGGATATATTAAATTCTTTGAATTTGCAAAAGAACATTGCAATAAATTGATGGTTGCAATACATGAAGATCCATCTTTAGAGAAAAATGAGAAAAGCAAACCAATTCATACTTTAGAAGAAAGAATGGAAATTCTTAAATCAATTAAACACATAGATGAAATTCTGATATATCAAACAGAAGAAGATCTTCATGAATTAATAAGATTAATGAAACCAAACGTAAGATTCTTGGATGAAAGTTATAAAAATAAAAAAATAACAGGCGAAAATTTATGCCCAATCATATATCATGAGAGGAAACATGATTACTCTTATACGAATTTAAGAAATAAAATTCTTGGTGGAGAAGCATTAACAAATAAAATCAATCAAATCATTTTAGATTTAGTAGAAAAAGATAATGAAAATATTGATCTTCCAAATCCATTACCCAGTGAAATTTTAATAAATTCTTTTATGGACACCGCAATCTCTAATGTCACAGTTAAAGATGGTTTAATTTTAGAATTTGGAGTTTATCAGGGTAGAACAATAAATTATATAGCTTCAAAATTTCCAAGCAATATAATATACGGATTTGATTCATTCGAAGGTCTTCCAGAAGAATGGAATGATAAAAATCCAAAAGGAATTTATACATTAAACGGTAATCTACCTAAAGTTGAAAAAAATGTTGAACTTATTAAAGGATGGTTTAATGAAACATTACCTTCATTTATAAAAGAACATAAGAATCCAATTTCATTGTTACATGTAGATTGCGATATTTACTCATCTACCGTATGCGTTTTAGAGTCATTAAAAGATCAAATCGTAGATGGAACAGTAGTTATATTTGATGAAATTTGGAAATATCCAAATTACAAAGAACATGAAATAAAAGCTTTTGCAGAATTTCTTTTAAAATATAATTTCAAATATGAATGCATCAGAACTCTCAAATCAAGATATGCGAAAGGAATATTTATATTAAAAAAATGAAAACTAAAGTAATAGTAACAGGAGGATGTGGTTTTATAGGAAGCCATCTAGTGGACTTATTAGTAGAAAATAATTTTGATGTCAATGTAGTAGACAATATTTCTACTTCAAAAAATAATAAATATATACATGAAAAAGCAAAGTATATTTATTTAGATATAACCGAAGATATTCAAAAATTAAAAGAAGCATTTAGTGGTGCAAAATATATATTTCATTTAGCAGCTTTTGCTAGAGTAGTTCCATCTATACATGATCCAATAACTTTTCATAATATAAATGTAAATGGATCTTTAAACGTTTTCTTGGCAGCAAAAGAAGTTGGAGCAAAAGTTATATTTTCTTCATCCTCATCAGTATATGGAAATCCAATAGAATTACCAGTCAAAGAAACCCATAGACTAGATTCAATGTGCCCATATGCACTTCACAAGCAGATAGGCGAAGAGTATCTTGAATTATTTAATAAAATTTATTCTTTGAATAGTGTTTCTTTGCGTTATTTTAATGTTTTTGGAGAAAGAGCCCCAAGAGAAGGGGCTTATGTTCCAGTTGTAGGAATATTTTTAAGACAAAAAGAAGCTGGAGAACCATTAACTATAGTTGGCGATGGACTTCAAAATAGAGATTTTGTACATGCAAAAGATGTAGCTAGAGCAAATTTAGCAGCAGCTCTAGACGAAAGAAATGGAGCATTTATATATAACGTTGGCTCTGGCAAATCATTGTCTGTAATAGAAATAGCAAATAAAATTTCAAAAAATACAGTTCACATAACAGAAAGATTTGAATATAAAAACGCAAGAAGTGATGTTAGTAAAATTAAACAAGAATTAAATTGGGAATATAAAATAGAGCTTATGGACTGGTTAAATTCATACGTATGAAAATATTATTTTTTATTACAATGCATAGGCAATTGGATGAATTAAAAATATATTCATATCTTTTTAATAAATTTAATCATATCAAAAATTTTGATATATTTATTTACAACACTAATAAAAATATTTCCGAGCAAATGGTTCGCAATAATTTAAATTTAAATACGAATCTATATGTTCATTGCGATCCTAATAATGAAGGATATGTTTTAGGGCTTTTTTCTGGATTGAGTCAAAATTATGATTTTTATAGAGAATACGATTTCATTGTTCACTTGCATCCAGATGTATTTATTTTAGACGACAAGAAACTATATGAACTTTTAATTAATCAGAAGGATAAAGATATAGATTTTCTTGTTTCTCAAGTAGTCGAAGTGCCATTTGCCTATTTAACAGATTTATTTATATTTAAACCAAAAAACAACTTTATATCAAAATATATAAATTATCAAAATCTTGATTCAGCAGAAAAAATATTATTCTCAGTAATAGAAGATAATAATCTTAAGAAATGCTTCTTTTCAAGATATCTCAATGACGAAATAGCTGGCAAAAATAGAGAAATAGATGAATATAGTATATGGCACGAACATAATTTAGAAAATGTAAGATATTATATTGATAATACTAAATGAAAGTAATCGACTGCTTCCTATTTTCTAATGAATTGGATATGCTTGAAATTCGTTTAAACGAATTAAACGATAAAGTAGATAAATTTTTAATTTGCGAATCAAGAGAAACTTTTGCTGGGAAACCTAAAGAATTGGTATATGAAAAAAATAAAGATAGATTCTCTCAGTTCGAAGAAAAGATTATTCATTTAGTCGTTGAAAAATTTTCAGGCAGTGTTTCAGCAGAAAATAGAGAATATTTTAATAGGAATTACATTTTAAATGGTATACCAGATTCGTTTAATGATGAAGATATAATTATATTTTCAGATGTAGATGAAATTCCCAAGATAGATAATCTTGACAAATCTTTAGAGATTGCTGTTTTTAGACAAGATATGTATTATTTTAATTTTAACAGTAAATTTATAGAACCAAATGATCACGCAAATTGGCATGGATCAATAGCATTTAAAGCTAAATTTAAAAACGAAGCTAATCTACAAAACATTAGATTCAATAGATACAATATACGACCAGTAGTAAATGATGGTGGTTGGCATTTTTCTTATTTTAGTGATACACAAAATATCATTAATAAAATTAAAAACGGAGGCCATACGGAAATGTTTTATTTAGATTTAGATGAAAAATTAATTTCTGAAAGAATCAAAAATAGAGTCGATGTTCTTGGTCGAGATGGTTATCTTTTAAAAGAAATAAAAAATAATCAAGATTTGCCTAAATATGTTTTAGAGAATAAAGAAAAGTATAAACATTTATTTTATGAATAATCTATTTATTGATATTGGAACTCATATGGGTGGTGGGCTGTTTAATTTTATTAACAAATATAATATGACTAACCAAGATTGGGAAATTCATACGTTTGAGCCGCATCCATATTTATTTAAAACTGCTGGAGAAAATAATACAGAAAGACAGATTGGATATCCTCATTCATTTAAAGATATGAACGAATCGTTAAAACTAATACCACAAATAAATAGGCATAATGCTGCATGCGCAGATTTTGATGGGGAAGTAGATTTATTTTTTGATAAGGGTCTTGAAGAGAATCACATGGGTAACACCATAGTAAAAGATGTATATGAAAATCCTGTCTTTAAAAATTATGATTTCAATAGAAGTTCATATATAAATGCTCCAGTTAAAGTAAAATGCATTGATGCATTTAATTTTATAATGAATATTACTACATCTAAAAAAATAAATAATTTAATAATTAAAATTGATGCAGAAGGAGCAGAATTTGCAATTTTAAATAAATTTATTAAATCTGAATATAGAAATATTTTTAACGTAGATTATTGTGCTATATATTGTGAATTCCACCATTTTATGCTTAAAAATCCAAATGAGTATCTATCTGCAGATTCGTATAGGAATGAATTAGATAAAAAAGGAGCCCAACTTCATCTTTGGGGTTAATTATGAAAAAACTTTTAATAACTGGTGGAGCAGGAATGATAGGTTCTATTTTAGCTAGATATTTTATTGATAAAAAATATCAAGTAATTATTCTAGATGATTTAAGCGGTGGATTCATAGAGAATATTCCTAGTGAAGCAAAATTTTATTTGGGCAATATTTGCGATCAAAATTTTATTAATAAAACTTTTGAGATTGAAAAACCAAATTTTGTAATTCATTGTGCGGCTTATGCAGCAGAAATACTTAGCCCATTTATAAGAAATTATAATTATCAAAATAATTTAATCGGATCGGTTAATATCATCAATGCATGTATAAATAATAATATTGACAAAATCGTAAACTTCTCTAGCTTTGCTACTTATGGAGAAGGCAAGCCTCCATTTAAAGAATCTGATTTAAGAGATCCAAAAGATTGTTATGGAATAGCTAAACTAGCAGTAGAAATGGATTTAAAAGAAGCTTATGAGCATTTTGGATTAAGATACTCAACAATACTTCCACATAATGTAGTTTCTAAATATCAAAATTATTGGGATAGATATAGGAATGCCATAGCAATATGGATTAGACAATGCTCTCTTGGAGAAGATATTACCATATATGGAGACGGGCTACAAACAAGGGCTTTCTCTGATTGCAAATTTTTATGCGAACCAATTGAAAAATTACTTTATTCTTTTGATAATAATTTTTACAATATTGGATCAGATAATCCAATCACAATTAAAGATGCAGCGGAGTTAGTGTTAAAAGTCGGAGCAGAGTTTGGATTCAATAAATCTAAATTAATTTTTCTTGAAAAAAGAAAAGAAGTGGTTCACGCTTATTGTGATCACGAAAAAGCTAAAAAAGAATTAAATTTTCAAGATGACACAGATCTAGAGAAATTAATAAAAGATATGTATAATCATTACTTGTCTTTTCCAGAAAAAAAAGTTGAATACATGAAATATGAAATAGAAAAAAACATGTATAGTTTTTGGAAAAAATGAAATATGATTTTTTAATAGTTGGATGTGGTTTATTTGGAGTAACCTTTGCCCAGCAAGCAAAAGAAAAAGGCAAGAGATGCTTAATTATTGACTCAAGGAATCATATTGGTGGAAATGTTTATACAGAAAATAAAGATGGTATTAATATTCATACTTATGGCCCGCATATATTTCATACAAATAATGACGAAATATGGAACTACATAAATAAATTCACAAAGTTTAATTATTTCATCAATAGACCTAAAGTAAATTACAAAGATAAGCTTTATTCATTTCCAATTAATTTGTTTACCCTGTATCAACTTTGGGGAGTAAAAACCCCAGAAGAAGCTAAATTAAAACTAGAGTCAGTTAAAGTTAAAATTGAAGAGCCTAAAAATCTTGAAGAATGGACCTTGTCCCAAGTCGGAGAAGAAGTTTACTATACTTTTATTCATGGATATACAAAGAAACAATGGAATAAAGAGCCCAAAGACCTTCCTTCTTTTATTATAAAAAGACTACCAATTAGATTAAATTTTGATGATAATTACTTTTTTGATAAATATCAAGGTATTCCAATTGGTGGTTATACCAAAATTATAGAAAATATGACAGACGGAATAGAGGTAATATTAAATGAAAACTATTTTGATAGAAGGGACTATTGGAATCAAAAAGCCGAGAAAGTTATTTTTACTGGTAAAATAGATGAATTTTATAATTATAAGTATGGGGAATTAGAGTATAGAAGTTTAGAATTTAAAACTGAAAGACATGAAATTAAAGATTATCAGGGAAATGCCATTATAAACTATACGGATGAAAATATCCCATATACAAGAATATTAGAGCATAAGCATTTTGAATTTGGCGAGCAAGAGTATACCTATATAACTAAAGAATATCCAAATAATTGGGATAGAAATAAAATCCCTTATTATCCAATAAATAATGATAAAAATAATGATCTATATAAAAAATATAGACAAATAAGCGAAAAAGAGAATAATATACTATTCGGAGGAAGACTAGCAGAATATAGATATTACGACATGCACCAAATTATTGGCTCTGCACTACAAAAAAGTAAAAATATATAATGAATACAAATTTTATAGAAACATATCATGGTAAAAAAATAGATACAGCAAATATTTTAAATATTGAAGATGCAAGTAAACTTATAAAAGGCAGAAAAACAGTAGTAATAACTGGAGTAACAGGTCAAGATGGAAGTCATATGGCAGATTTTCTTTTGAAAAATACTGATCTATTGATTTTCGGAGGAGTCAGAAGACTTAGCGTATATAATCATGAAAACATTAAACACATTAAATCTGACAGATTTCATTTAATTAATTTTGATTTAACTGATTCCCATGCAATAGCCCGAACAGTAGAAAAACTTCAACCAGATTATTTTATTAATTTTGCAGCTCAAAGTTTTGTAGCCAGCAGTTGGGATTTTGCGAAACAAACGTGGGCAACCAATTCAACAAGTGTTTTAGATATATTAGAAGCAATTAGACTTTATAAACCATCTTGTAGATTATATCAAGCTGGATCTAGCGAAGAATTTGGAAATGTATTATATAGCCCTCAAGACGAAAAACACCCATTAAGACCAAGAAGCCCATACGGAGCTAGTAAAGCTGCTTCTAGACAATTAATTAAAGTATATAGAGATTCTTATAATCTTTATGCAATTCAAGGATGGCTATTTAATCATGAAGGCATTAGAAGAGGTGAGGAATTTGTAACTAGAAAAATTACTAAAAATATAGCAAGAATACATAATGCTTTAAAAAATAATGAAGAATTTAAACCAATGGAACTAGGTAATATGGAAGCAAAAAGAGATTGGAGTGATGCAGAAGATTTTATAGAAGGCGTATGGATGATGCTAAATCAAGATAAATATAATTCAAATTATAATGGAATACCACAAGAATATGTATTTTCATCTAATGAAACCCATACTATTAAAGAGTTCGTTGAAAAAGCTTTTAATATAGCTGGAATTAAAGGTAATTGGATAGGAGAAAACGAGCATACCATGTATGTATCAAATGACAAGAAAATCTTAGTTCAAGTCAATCCTAAATTTTATAGACCAGCAGAAGTAGAATTATTATTAGGAAATTCAAATAAAGCAAGAGAAGAACTTAATTGGAAGCCAAAGATTTCATTTGACAAATTAATAGAAAAAATGGTATCATCAGACATTGATAATTTAAAATGAAAAAACTATTAACCTCACAAGAAAAAATATACGAATTTCATGCTCCAAAAGATTTATTCGATAAAGCTTACGAGCAAGTATTAAAAATAAATTTTTATAAAAATGCACACAATAAAATTTCTATTGATGCTTCCAGAAAAGATCAACAACAAGAAGAAAAAAATCTAGCTAAAAATCCCAATTTTGACGAACTACATCAATGGTTTATGGAATGTATTCAAAAGGTTTCAGTTGATACTGGTTATGAATGTGATTTTAAAATTATTCATTCATGGGCGAATAAATCTGAAAAAGAAGAAAAACATCACGAACATAATCATCCTATGGCCGTAATAAGTGGAGTTTTTTATTTAACAACAGCTAGCGAAAATGGTGGAGGAGAAACTTATTACGTTTATAGTTCAAGTACTTGGGATAAAGCCTTTTTAAGATATATTCATGAAGAAAAATATCTTATTAAACCAGAAGCGGGAAAATTAATACTTTTTCCTTCAATTCTCAATCATGGATGTCTTCCAAATAAAGAAGAAGACCCTAGATATACAATAGCTTTTGATGCTTTTCCTTGTGGTCAATTAGGTACAATAGAAACACATGGGATAGATCTTGTTATTAGTGTCGTTAATTAATTTTAATGCAAAAAAATACTAATCATAAACTCTGTCAATTAATAGTTAAAAAATATGTCAAAGGAAATATAAATTGGGCAAGAGAAATTAAAATAGCCCAAAGACTTACTAAAAAATTTAAATCTTTTGAATTTTGGGATAATCTTAAAGACTTAGGAAGTCCTCCGCCATCTTTAGCTTGGTTTTTAAAATCAGAAGGCAAAGCATTCCTTTTAAAGGAATACGAAAGTTTTAATATGAATTTAAGTGTTGATATAATAGAATTAAAAGAAAATAAAGTAGCAGAAGATAAAAAAGTTTGCCAAAAGCCTAAAACTCTGTTAGAATTTATAAGATATGGGAAGAAAACCTAAAGAAGAAATTATTGAGTCCTCTGGTCCAAGCGCATCAGATAGGCTATTATCATTTTTAAAAGATAATAAAGAAGATCATTATAATTTTGAAGATGAAGTTTATTATAAAGTATCAACTGGTAGTTTGAACCTGGATATAGCTACAGGTGGAGGTTTATGCCCAGGATTACATAGATTTATTGGAATGAATGAGGGTGGGAAAACTTCAGAAGCATTAGAGGTAACAAAGAATTTTTTAAAAACAGTAGAAAACTCTAGAGCTTTGCTATTCAAAGCAGAGGGAAGACTCAGCAAGGAAGTAAAAGAGCGTTCTGGAATTAAGTTTGTAACAGATCCTAAAGAATGGATCGATGGAACTTGTTTTGTATTTGAATGTAATATTTTTGAAACAGTTTCAGAATTGATGAAAGATTTGATTCAATCTAATGATGAGAATAAGAGATACATATTTATTCTTGATTCAGTTGACGGATTGATGACCAAAGGAGATTCTCAAAAGAATATGAGTGAAGCCACGAAGGTAGCAGGAGGGGCAGTCATCTCATCGATGTTAATGAAAAGAATTTCTCTCGCGCTTTCTAAACGTGGTCACATGGCAATTTTTATAAGTCAAGTTAGATCTGATATTAAGCTTGATCCTTACGCAGCGAATAAAGATATTCGTCAAACTACTGCAACTGGTGGTAATGCACTATTGCATTTTGCTAATTGGATTCTTGAATTCGAACCAAAGTTTAATAAAGACCTTATTCTTGAAAAGCCAAATGATAGATATGATCCAATTAAGAATAAAATTATTGGACATAATGTTAAAATTGCAATCAAGAAGTCCACTAATGAATCAACTAATTCAAAAGTTCAATATCCAATTAAGTATGGTCGTAAAGATGGATCTTCTGTTTGGAGAGAGTATGAGGTAATCGATCAAATTCTTTCTTGGGAATTCGCAAGTGCCAAGGGCGCGTGGGTAACATTCTCAGATGAAATTATAGAGGAACTTAAACAGCAAAATCTTGAACTCAAGAAACAGCATCAAGGCATTGATAATCTAAGAGCTTATCTCGAAGAGAATAAGCCAATAGTAGATTATTTTTATAATAAATTCATCAAAACCCTTGCGTCATGAGATTGTTAAATATTAACGGCACGCTCGTTAATAAAAACGTAAGAAAGAATTTAATAAACTGGGAGGGTAAAAGTCGTAGTAAATTGCAATTTAAATTTAAGCAATTCTTTTATCCATACTGGAAAAATCATATAGTTTACGAAGAGTTTCCAGTTTATGGAACAATGCTTAAGGTAGACATATTAAATGCAACAAAAAAGATAGCGATTGAGATTCAAGGCAATCAACATGAATCCTTTAATGAATTTTTTCATGATAATTCTAGATTAAAATATCTTCAAAGTATAAAAAGAGATGTTAAAAAAGAAAAATGGCTTGAAATGAATGAATTTAAATTCCTCGAACTATATGAAGCCGATTTAAAGAAACTTTCACCACAATATATAGAAGAAAAATGCGGAGTTTTAATTATTTAAGTGTAAAATTTAATAGTGACAAATAAGAAAAAATTTAAAATACCAGATTCATTATTAAAACAAATTGATGAATGCAGTTTTGGAGGATATATACTTTTTAATTTTTCAAGTAAAGGCGACCCACAAGTATTCACTAAATTCGATAATCAAATAAACGCTATGGCTTTATTATATTATATTAATACATGGAGTCAAAGTATAGATCAATTAAATTTAGAAGCTACAACAGATTTAATAGCAAGAAAAAACGAAGAAGAAGACGACGATTTTGACGAAGACAAAGATTAAGTTTAAAACACTTGACTTTTAATTTTTACTGAGGTATCATATATAAAGGATGATTTATTCTTTACAGGTAGAAAGACACGTATTAAGCGGCTTGTTGAAGCACCAAGAATTATTTGCAGATATAGATATTTTCTTATCTGAAAATGATTTTTTTAACGATGTTCATTCAACGATATATTCCGTATTTAAAAATATTAAACATAAAGGCGAAAATGTAGATAAGGTTCTCCTTGCCGAAAGGATCAAGAATCTAGGAATCTCATTTAAAGATGATATTAATATTTTTGATTATATTGATAATTTAACTTTTTCTCAAATAACTGAACAAGCAACGATGGAGTCGTGCAAAGAGTTATTAAAATTAAGGGTAAGAAGAGAAATATCTCAAACGGCAGATAAGCTAAAAGATTATGTAGTAAAAAATGCAGATGATAATTTGGATGAGATTATAGGAAAAATAGACCAAATATATAATAAAAAAATATCTTCTTATTCAGAGAATGATGTTCCAATTAATATCTTTGAAGGTGTTGAAGATCTTGTAGAAGAAATCGGCAACAGCCCAAAAGAAGATACTGGACTTATAACTCCATATTCTGAATTTAATAGAATGTATGGTGGCTTAAAGAATGGAAATATTTACGCTATCGCTAGTAGGCCAGGCCAAGGTAAATCAACATGGCTAAATGATATCTGCTTTAAGACTTCAATTAATCCTAAGAATAAAACTAAAACTCTTATTCTTGATACTGAAATGCAAACAGTGGATATTCAATTGAGAATGGTTGCTTCTTTAAGTGGAGTACCAGTTTGGTATCTTGAAACTGGTAATTGGCGTAAAAATGAAGAAATGACAAAAAAAGTAAGAGAAGCTTGGTCTAAAGTTAAAAAATATGAATACTTTCATTATCATGTAGGAAATAAAAATATTGATCAAGTATGCTCTATTATTCGCAGATGGTATCTCTCTAAGGTCGGAAGAGGAAATCAAGCTATGATCGCTTATGATTATATTAAATTAACTGGAGAAAAGGTCGGCCAAAATTGGGCAGAACATCAAGCAATTGGAGATAAGATTGATAAGTTAAAAAGAATTTCCGAAGAGATTCATTGTCCAATTATTACTGCCATGCAATTAAATAGAACTGGTGAAAGTTTCAATAGAAAAGGTTCAGAAGTAGTCGATGATAGTTCTGTTATTTCACTTTCAGATAGGCTACAATGGTTTGCTTCATTCGTAGCCATCTTTAGAAGGAAAACATTAGACGAAGTTACTCTTGATGGTCAAACATTTGGAACTCATAAATTAATCCCGACTAAAACAAGATTCCAAGGAAAAGATGCAGCTGGTCATCAAGATTTGGTTAGAAGATTAGATTGTACTGGAAAAGAAGTATGGTCACAAAATTACTTAAATTATAATGTTCAAAATTTCAACATAGAAGAAAGAGGATCACTTGTTGATGTAGCAGAGCGTCAAAGAGAACAATACGAATTGAATGATGCAAACGCAAATGATGGAGAATTATTATGAACGTAGAATTAATATCAATTACAAAACCAGAAATAAAAGGGTTAAAAAATCCAGAAGATTTAGTTGCATATTGTGCTAGAGTTAGTAATCCATCGAATCAAATGAATACTGAAACTGCTCCAAAATTATTAAAATTCTTGATTCAACATAAACACTGGAGTCCATTTGAACTCGTTGATATGTGCGTTGAAATTAAAACTAGTCGCGGAATCGCTGCTCAAATTTTAAGGCATAGGTCGTTTAGCTTTCAAGAATTTAGTCAAAGATATAGTTTAGCAACAGAATACGAAGACATTGAACTTAGACTACAAGGAGATAAAAATAGACAAGTAGGAGAAAAATTACTATCAGTAAATAATCCAGCTTATGAAAAAATAAGCGAACTTATTGCGGAAAGCTTATCCTTATCTCAACATTGTTATGATACAATGATTGAAAATGGAGTAGCTAAAGAAGTTGCGAGAATGGTATTACCATTAAGCACAGAGACTACTATGTATATGAAGGGGTCATTAAGAAGTTGGGTTCATTATATTGAGCTAAGGACAGAACAAAATACGCAAAAAGAACATAGACTTATTGCTGAAAAATGCAAAAAGATTTTTATGAAAGAATTTCCTACGATAAGCGAGGCTTTAGAATGGAACAATTAAATGTTTATCAAATTTTAACCGATCTAGGATATAAGTTAAAAGATTGTGGTAAAGAATACAGAACTAGACCTCTTTATAGAGACAGCGACAATGATACTGTCTTAAAGATTTACAAAGATACAGGTCATTGGTTTGATTTTAAAGAAAATATAAGTGGAGACTTTAGTTCGCTAGTTGGAATGACTCTTAAATTAGAAGATGCAAGTAAAGCTAAAGAATGGTTGCAAAATAAAAATTTTGCATTTCACCAACCAAAAGAAATAGAAAAACCCTTATTAAAATCAACCAAAACATTCGATATAGAATTACTATCTAAATTAGAAAATAATCACGATTACTGGATTAATAGAAATATACAAAAAGAAGTAATAGCAGAGTTTAAGGGTGGCGTTGCAAAAATGGGTAAGATGAAAAATAGATATGTATTTCCAATTTTTAATTTAAATAATAATATCACTGGATTCTCTGGAAGAGATGTATCAAATCTATCTAAAATCAAATGGAAGCATCTCGGAGAAAAGAGCGAATTCATTTATCCTCTGTTTTTAAATTCAAAAATTATAGAAAATGAAAAAGAAGTTATTCTTGTAGAAAGTATTGGAGATTTACTTAGCCTTTGGCAAGCTGGAATTAAAAATATTATTGTTACATTTGGAGTAAGTTTGAGTTTGCCAATTTTAAATTATCTTTTAAAAATTGATATCAAAAAAATATATATCAGCTTAAATAATGACTCAAGTAAAAATAACGCTGGAAATATTGCCTCAGAGAAAATTTATTCTAAATTAAAAAGATATTTTGACGATAGACAATTGAAGATATCATTACCACTTAAAAAAGATTTCGGAGAGATGACTACGGAAGAAATAATTCAATGGAAAAAGAATCTTTAAAAGTATTATCAGCTTCTAGAATTAAGACCTTGGAAACTTGTTCTTGGGTTTATTGGCTTAATTATCACGCCAAAGTACCACAATCTCAAAACGATGGTGCATTAAGAGGCACTATATGTCATACTATTTTTGAATTACTTTTAAATAAAAGGCATCTTAAAAATTATAAAAGAATAATAAAAAAGAACGCTATTAATGGAGATGAAGGAGTAGATAGATTAGTTAAAAAGTTATCAGCAAAAGTTAAACTAGATGAAAGCAATTATAAGTTGTTAAATGATATGATTTTAGTTGGTCTTAAAAATGATTTCTTTGGAGAAGGCGGGGAGATAGTGAAACCAGAGTATTCATTTGATATTAAAAATGATGAACCCAAATATCATATCCGAGGCTTCATAGATAAACCCGTTCAAATCAAAAAAGAAATGCATATAATTGACTACAAAAGCTCTAAATATAAATTTAGGGGCGATGACCTAGAAGCCAACATTCAAGCTATGATGTATAGTCTTGCAAGCAAGAAACTATGGCCAAAATTAAAACCTATTGTTAAATTCTTATTCTTAAGATTTCCAAAGCAACCAATTCAGGAATTATCTTTTGACGAAGATCAAATCAAAGGATTCGAGCATTATTTAGAGCATATTAATGATTATGTAAATAAATTTGATGAAAATTCAGCTAAAGCAAATTTTGCAGTTGATAGCGTAAAGAATAAATGGATGTGTCAAGTTGGTGGGTGGAAATGTCCATATAAAGATGCGTATACATACTATGTTAAAGTAAATGAAAAAGGTGAAATAGTAGAAACTAGCCTAGAAGATAATTTTAAAGATATGAAAGGATTTAAAGTAGAAACTAGAAAATATGAAGGATGTCCAAAATTTCAAACCAGTTTTGCTAAAGACCACTCAAAAGACGAATTTTTAGATTGATATATTCATAAACTCTTGTTATATTTGTAAAAATGATACCTTTATTTAAATCTCATTATTCTTTAGGAAGATCCATTCTTACTCTAGAAGACAAGTCTGAAAGAGATGAATATCCAGATTCTGTTATTCAAATAGCCAAACAAAATAAATTAAAAGAGATATTCTTAGTAGAAGATAATATGTCATCATTTCTTGAGGCTTATACAAATTGCAAAAACAATAATATTAAGTTGAATTATGGATTAAGAATTTCAGTCACAGAATCAATGAATGATAAAACAGACGAATCAAGAAATAAAAATTCAAAAATAATCTTATTTTTTAAGAATAAAAAAGGATACGAATCATTAACAAAATTATTTAGTACTGCAGCTAAAGATGGTTTTTATTACGAGCCTAGATTAGATTACTCTATTTTAAAACAAAATTGGTCAGATAATTTAATTCTAGCTATCCCATTTTACGATTCTTTTATATTCAACAATACTTTAAAAAATAGCATTTGCGTGCCTCAATTTGATTTTACAAAACCAGTTATCTTTATAGAAAATAATGACTTACCTTTTGATTTAATAATTAAAGATAAAATGCTATCATTTGCTAAAGAGAATAAGCTAGAAATTTTTAATACTAAAAGTATTTATTACAATTCTAGGAAAGATTTTAAGACATATCTTACATTTAGATGCATTAACAATAGAAGTGTGTTGAATAAACCAGAAATAGAACATATGAGTAGTAATGAATTTTGTTTTGAAAGTTGGGAAAATGAAAACTCTTGAGAAAAAAGTAAATAATTTCGGTGGAAAGACTCGTCAAAGAGACGATAGGGAAGATAGATTAATAGATTATAGGTTATGGAAATATAAATTAAATAAACTCTATACTACAGACGTAGATCAGATTGAATGGCGAATTATTGATGGCCAAATGAAACCAGTCGCAGTTTTAGAAATGACCCGTATAGATGACGATAAAATTCCTGGACCAAATTACTTTAAAGCCATTATTAATAGATTTGAAACAAGAGATACTCAAAAATATACAATAACACATGTGGCGAATTGTCTTAATGTAGATGTATATATTGTTGCTTTTTTAAAAAATTTAAGTTATTATATAGTATACAATCTCTCTAAAGGAGATAAGTGGGAAAAATATAATGAATATCAATATATTAATTGGTTACAAAACTTAGGGCAACAACCAGATCCTTTTGATTTTTAATATGGACGAACATCTTTTAAGATATGACAATAAAAAAACTCTAGTCTTTATTGACTGTGAGACGTTTAATCTTTGCCTTAATTTTTGCCATAATATCCCATGGCAAATAGCGATGTTAAAAGTTCAAGGGGATAAAAAAATAGATCAAAAGAATTTTTATTTGAAATGGCAAACAGATTTAAAAATTAGCCAAGATGCAGCAAGAATCACAAGATATGATCATAAAAAAGTTCAAAAAGAAGGACATGACCCAAAAGAAATATTTGCTACAATTAAGGATTGGTTAGATCATGCAGATTATATAATTGGGCACAATACTCTTGGATTTGATATTTATCTTATTAAGGAATATTATAAATATATGGGGTGTTCTTGGCAGCATCTTGTTAATAAATTTATTGATACAAATACAGTCGCAAGGGGTATAAAATATGGAATACCATATAATCCAAAAGAAAATCTTATTGAATATCAGTATAAAATCTATCATACAAGAAAAAAAGGAGTCAAAAGCTCTTTGACAGCTTTAGGTAAAGAAAATGGAATTGAACATGATTATGAAAAACTTCATGATGCAATAAATGATCTTGACTTAAACTTAAAAGTGTGGAATAAATTGAAATGGCAAATAGAGGTATAACATGGCATCATTAGACGATATATATGATATGACACAGAAACTAGAAGAGAATAATATTGATTATCTTCTAATCACTGTAACCAAAGGAAAGAAACAAGGTAAAGCTGACGTTTTCTTTTCTTTAAGAGATAAAACTTCAATGAAGATACTAGCAACTGGGTTAGATGCATTTAATAAGGAAATAGATAATATAGAAAGAGAGCAAGAAGAGGATTCAGATGAATAATCATTTAGAAGATAAAGTATTTTCAGATAAATTTGATAATACAGACTTGGGCCTACATGGAGTCAGACTTCCAGAATTTTCAATAGATTCATCTCTTAAAAGACATTTAAATATTAGCGAAGATGTTTCCAACTATGATTTTTTAAGAGCATTAGCTTTAAATGGATTTAAAAAATTAAACATAGACAAAAACAATAAAGACTATAAAAAGTATATTGATAGAGCTAAATACGAACTAGATACTTTAAAAGAATTAGGGTTTATTGATTATATTTTATTAGTTTGGGATGTTATTAACTTCTGTAAGACTAGCGATATTCCAATAGGACTAGGTAGAGGTTCAGCAGCAGGATCATTAATTTTATATCTTATTGGAGTAACTAGAATTGATCCAGTAAAATATGACCTTTATTTTGAAAGATTTATATCCAAGATTCGAGCTAAAAAGCAAGTTATCGATGGTATAACATATTTAGATGGTAGTTTAATGTGTGACGTAGATATTGATATTTGTTATTATAATCGCCAAAAAGTACTTCAATATTTAGAAACAAAATTTAAAGGTAAAACTAGCAAAATCTTAACACTAAATACTCTTAGTGGAAAACTACTTATTAAAGAGTGCGGAAAGATCGTCGGTGAAAAAAGCGAAGAAGAGATGACAAATATTTCCTCATTAATTCCTAAAGTTTATGGTCAAGTTAAAGATATCAATATTGCTTATGAAGAAGTAGAAAAATTTAAAGATTGGTGTGATGAGAATAAAGAAACATTTCAAATTGCTTTAAAATTAAGAGATTTAATCAAGAATAAAGGAGTTCATCCATCTGGAGTTCTTCTTTCTTATTATGATTTAGAAACAGTATGTCCAACAGAATTTTCTTCTGATAAAGAACCAGTTTCTAGTTTTGATATGAACTGGGTAAGCATATTTAATATCAAACTTGATATTCTAGGCTTAAGAAGTGTTTCTGTAGTAGATGACGTTTGTAAAAATATTGGTATTAAAGTAGAAGATATTGATTTGAATCATGAATCTATTTATAGGAATTTGAAAGAATTAAGATCGCCTCATGGACTATTTCAAATTGAAGCAGAAACTAATTTTAGAGTTTGCCAAAAAGTAAAACCAAAAAATCTAGAAGAACTAAGTGGAGTATTAGCTTTAGCAAGACCTGGAGCATTACAATTCGTAGACAAGTACGCTGCTCACACGAATTATCAGCAATCAGAAAGTATTCATCCATTTTTCGATGAGATTTTAAAAGAAACTGGTGGAGTAGCTTTGTATCAAGAGCAGTTAATGAAGATGGCTCATAAAATTGGGTTCACTCTTGACGAAGCAGAAATCTTAAGAAGAATCGTTGGTAAAAAGAAAACTGAAGAAATCAAAGCATGGAAGAAAAAGATTGAATCAAAGATTAAAGAAAATAAAATTCCAAAAGAAGTAGGAGAAATTCTCTGGAAAATTCTAGAGGATTCAGCAAACTATTCATTTAATAAGAGCCATTCGTTAGCTTACGCAGCTTTAGCAGCAGTTACAATTTATTTAAAATTTAATTATCCACAGCAATTCTTTTTATCTTTATTAAAGATGAGTAGAAATGAGCCAGACCCAATTGGCGAAATTTCCAAGATTCAAAAAGAGATGCATGAATTTGATATCAAACTTCTTCCACCTCATATTATTAAATCACAGATGGATTTCTCAATAGAAGACAAAGACATTAGATTTGGTTTATTGTCAATTAAGGGTATTAGCGATAAGTCGATTGAAAAGCTCAATAGTTTTAGAAATAAATATTCTAATAAATTTGAAATATTTCAAGCAGCAGAAGAAGCCAATCTTAATATTGGAGTGTTATCTTCTTTAATTCAAGCTGGAGCGTTGAGTGGTTTTAATCAATCTAGAAGTAAAATTGTACTAGAAGCTCAATTATGGAATATATTAACTGCAAAAGAAAAGAAATATTCTATTTCATTTGCTGAAAAGTTTGATTATGATTTAATTAAAATCATTAAACATCTTAATAAGTTTACTGATGAAAAGAGTAATGTAGTTATTAAAGATGCAAGATTAAATACTATTAAGACTAAATATGAACCATATCTTCAAATTTATAATCAAAATAGTAAAAGTGAAAGTTTTGCTAATTGGTATTACGAAAAGAAACTCTTGGGATATACTTATAACAAGAATCTAAGAGATATTTTTGCCGAGAAAAGAGAAAATCTCAAATATATAAGTGATATTATTGATGAACAAGTAAATACTAAAGTAGCTTTAGTAGGACAAATTGAAGAAGTTTACACTGGCGTTTCTAAAAATGAAAAGAAAACTAGATATGTAAGGTTAAAGATATCAGACGAAACATCAGCAATCAGCGTATTAATATTTAATGATAATATTGAAAATAATAAACTATTAAACAACAAAGCCTTTGAAGAAGGTAATATTGTGATAGCGAAAGGCTCAAAAAGAGATGATTGTATATTTGGAGATTTAATAGCTATTCAAGATCATCAAATATACATGAAGTTGAATGATTTAAAAAAGATTGATAAAAATAATTGACATTTAATTATAGTTGATATAATATAAACTATATGATTTCATTCTATAAACCAAACAGCAAAAATACTGGAACAGCTTGCAGCTTTACAGTAAATACAAAAGATGCCTCTATATGGGGTTCATTAATTAAACAATCTTCTTGGAATGATGCCAAGAAGATAGGTTCATTTTCAGAGAATCAAAATAATCCAAGCAAAAGCGTCAAAATCAAGTTCTCTTTAACTGAGGCAGCTGGAATTTTAGATTCAATTGAAAGAAATGTAGAATTTTCTGCTTATCATAGTTCTGAAAAACAAACTACAAGAATTAAGTTTTGTCCATATATTAAAGATGATAAACAAGTAGGATATTCTTATTCAGTAAATAAAGAGGATAAGCAAAATAGCGAAAATAAGCAATCTTATTTAATTGGCTTTTATTTTAATGAAGCTTCTCTTATTAAAGAATTTTTAAAATTCGCACTACATTCAACATTTCATCAACAAGAAGTAGAAAACATTAAAAGATTGAAGAATAGAAAGACTGAATCTACTGACTCAACATCAAATGTAGACGCAGAAGGCGATCTTTGGTGAATAAAAAGAAAAAAGTTTTAATACAAACTGATTTTTCCCTAGCCAAAACAGGGTTCGGGAGAAATGCAAAAACTCTTTTAAAATATTTATATAATTCAAATAAATATGATTTAGTTCATTATTGCTGTGGAATGCCTTGGAGTCATCCAGAATTAAAAAGAACTCCATGGAAATCAATTGGATCATTACCAGACACACAACAAGAATTAGAGCTTCTAAATAGAGATCCAAATTTAGCTAGAATGGCAAGCTATGGCGCGCATTATCTAGATAGAATTATTGATCAAGAGAAACCAGACGTATATATTGCTGTTCAAGATATTTGGGGAGTTGACTTCGCCATAGATAAACCTTGGTTTAATAAAATAAATTCTGTTATTTGGACGACTTTAGACTCATTACCGATATTGGATTCAGCAATTTCTTGCGCACCAAAAGTTAAAAATTATTGGATTTGGAGTAATTTTGCTACGAAAGCATTAAATAGCATGGGATACAAACACATTAAGACTGTGCATGGGTGTTTAGAGTCTAAGGATTTTTATAGATTATCAGATTTTGATAGAAAAAAATTAAGAAATAAATACAACTTACCCCAAGACGCATTTATAATTGGTTTCGTTTTCAGAAATCAATTGAGAAAAAGTGTTCCTAATCTTTTAGAAGGATATGCCCTATGGAAAAAAGAAAATCCAGATATTAAAAATACATTTTTACTTCTTCACACTCATTGGGGAGAAGGATGGAATATTCATAAACTCTGTAAAGAATTAAATGTAAATCCAGCAGAAGTATTAACTACTTATATATGTAAAAATTGCGGAGAGTATGAAATTAAGAATTTTACGGGCCAAGATTTAAATTGTAAATATTGTGGGGAAGAAAAAAGTCAAACGACCACAAATGTTAGTATTGGAGTTACAGAGCAGCAATTAAATGAAGTTTATAATTTAATGGATGTATATTGTCATCCATTTACTAGTGGAGGACAAGAGATTCCAATTCAAGAAGCTAAACTTACAGAATTAATTACTTTAGTTACAAATTATTCATGTGGCGAAGAGATGTGCGAAAAAGACGCTGGCTCTATTCCACTAGAATGGTCGGAGTATAGAGAGCATGGCACAGAGTTTAGAAAAGCCTCTACCTACCCAACTTCTATAGCTAAGAATTTAAATAAAGTATATAAAATGTCTAAAGCTGAAAAAGTAGAAATGGGCAAAAAAGCAAGAGAATGGACAATTAAAAATTATTCAGTAGAATCTGTAGGTTCAACTATAGAAAATTTTATAGACAAGTCCGAAAACACAAACTTTGAATTTTCAAATTCTCAAATTGAAAGAAACCCTAATGCAGTTGTACCAGAAATAAAAGAGAATAAGGATTGGATTTTATATCTATATCATAATATTCTTTGTCTTAAAAATATTAACGAAAATGATTCTGGATTCATTTACTGGATGGATCAACTTGCAAAAGGGGCTTCTAGAAATGATGTAGAATCATATTTTAGAAAAGTTTCCACAGAAGACTTGAATAAAAATAAACAAATTCCATTTGAAGAAATTTTAGGTAAAGATGATGATGGAAAAAGATTATTACTAGTTATGCCAGAAAGTGCTGGTGATGTATTCATGGCTACAAGTTTACTTCCATCAATTAAAAAGATGTATCCAGAATATAATATATATTTTGCAACAAAACAGGAATACTTTTCTATTCTAAATGGTAATGAATATATTTATAAAACCATTCCTTATATCCAACAAATGGATAATTTGATGTGGTTAGAAGGCGCTGGCGACCATAAAGGATTTTTTGAAATTGCATTTTTACCACATCTAGGTACTCAAAGAGTTTTGAATTATCTCCATAATGGAAAAGATAAAATAGAATTTAATATTAAAAATAATAATATATAATATGCATATTCTAGAACAATACGCTTTAAATTGTGGAGTATCAATTTCTAAACCATACATAAGTGAAGAATTTTTCCCACTACCGTTTGAGAAATATATAACATTACATCCAAAGGGAAAATTCCCATCTAGAGAATACGACCATTGGGAAGAAGTAACAACTAATTTATTTCCTATTTTAGAAAAACATAATATTAAAATAGTTCAAGTCGGAGGAAAAGAAGATCAACCTATACCTTTTTGCTATCCAACAAATGGACAAACTAATTTAAATAATTTAGCATATTTAATTAAAAATTCATTACTTCACGTTGGTATAGATAGTCTCCCAATTCATTTCGCTTCAGCATTTGATAAGAAAATAGTTGGACTTTACTGTAATATGTATCCAAATCAATCTGCACCATATTGGTCTTCTTCTGAGGATTGTGATTTATTATTTGCAGATTTGAAAGGCAAAAAACCATCTTATGCAGCCTTCGAAAACCCAAAAACGATCAATACTATAAAACCAGAAGACATTGCTAATAGTGTTCTTAAAAAATTAAATATTAATGAAACTATTAAAAATAAAACAATTTATTTTGGAGATGCTAGCTTTATAAGATCTATAGAAATTATTCCAGATCATGTTCCTAATTTGTCCTCATTTAATATAGATATAGCAAATGTGCGAATGGATTATCATTTTAATGAAATGTTTTTATTCAATATATTAAGCGTATACAAGGCCAACGTCTTAACTGACAAAGCTATTAATATAAATGAATTAGTTAAATTTAAGAACAATATTCTTCATGTTTATTTTATTATTAATGATGAATCAAACTTTGATATTAAATTTATAGAAAATTTAAAAAATAATGGAATAAAATTCTCTATATTATCTTTTATTCCAGAAGATAAAATAGAAAAGATCAAAATTCATACCATGGACTTTTGTAATATTATTGTAAAAAATCTGGAAAATAATAAAGATATCATTAAATCTTTTAATAAAAATAATTTAAAATTTAAATCAAGTAAAATACTTTTAAGTCAAGGTAAAATGTATCCTTCTTTTGATAATTTTAAATCAAATACAAGCTATAAACAGTCATTACATGAGCATTTTGATTTTCAAAATAATGGTGATCTTTATAAAGAATTAGAGAATTTATATATTTTTAGTATTGACTAAATTTTTAAAAGGTAGTATCATCTTAAAATGAGTCCAAAAATCAAAGCAGAAGAAAATACAATTTCAATTGGAAGTTCGGAATTATTTGAATCCGTAGTAATCTCAGAACAAAAGCAAGAAATTGCTCAAGTAATCCCGCCTAATCTATTCACAAGGAATAAATATGGCCTTATTGAAGATAAGGGGCTCAATTATATATTTAATGATGATGGTACAATTAATTGGCGTAAAATGATCAAAACAGAGCATCTTGTTCCAAACAGACAGAAAACACAAGAAACAGATGTTTCTAAACTTCAAGACAAAGATTTACTCATTCTTCTTGGTGGTATCAAAGAACTTGCTCAAATCCGTGGATATACAAGTGTCGAATATAAAGTAGTCGCAGCTTCTGAGAGTTACTTTGCAACAAGCTGTAAAATTACTTGGTTACCAAATTATGAAACTGGTGGAAAAGAAATTATTTTTGAATCTCTTGCTGATGCTACAGTAAACAACACGAAGAGTTTCGCCAGATTCTTTTTGGCTGCAATTGCTGAAAATCGAGCTTTTGTTAGATGCGTAAGGAATTTCTTAAAAATTAATATTGTATCTCAAGAAGAACTTGGAGATGCTAAATTAATAGATGATTCAGTATCTCAAAATGATAATCCAACTTCTCCTCATGCTCTATTAGAAAAAGTAATGAAAGATAAAAGTATTAACTTTGATCAATTAAAGAAAAAATTAATTAAAGAAAAATTCGATAATGCAGAAAACTTAAATTCAATTTCTGATATTCCTAAAGCTAAAATTTTTGAGCTTATAGAAAGAATTAAAAAAGTTTAACTTAAAATATAAGTAGAAAAGCTAACTGAAACTTTTCCATTATCTGACACGCTTAGATTTAAACTATCATTATTTTTAACTATATTATTAAAATTAAAAGATAATATATTATTTAAAGTAGAATAATTTTTAAAATTTATTTGGATTGATCTTATTTCTTGATTTAATAAGAATGATCTCATATTTGACATCATATAATTATCAATATCCAATTCAAAAGCAAAATCTATCTTTATAGGATAATTTATTAATACTTCAGTAGGATAATATTCACCAATATTATATTGCGGTATTCTATTTGTTGAAATAGTCATATCAAATGAAAGAAGCCGATTTGTTAAGGCTTCATTTAAAGTTATATCAGTATAGCACAAATCGTATGGAGTTATGCTGTAATTTATTGGATTATTATTGATTATCCCAGTTTGTTCAGCAAATTGACCATAAATATCAATATCAGCACGACAAACAATAGGGTTATCAATTGCAGTTTTAATATTATATTTAGTTAAATAACCGCTATTAAAATTTAAATATTTATCAGCATATCCAAAAGTTCCACTTATTATATTTTGTCCAGTAAAAGCAAGAATTGGATCAACATTAGAAGGTATATATTCTATATTAATCATAGCTTTATTTTGATCATTTACTAAATAGTTAAAACCTGTATCTTCTATTGCTATGGAAGGAATGATATTTGTATCATAGGATACCCCTAAAGATTGAACTCCAGAAACAAATTGTCCATTTAAGTAAATATTTTGATTTTGTTTAGAAGAAAAGATAGCCATTTAATATAATTACACCATTAAAACAAGTGTAATTATTTAAAAGGTATAAGGTTATGGCAAGCATATACGATACAGTTTCTGGCTGGTCTAGTACAGTTAACTATATGAAATATAATATAGTTTCTGGATCAGATTCTAGATTTTATTACTCTGTTATAAACAATAATATTGGAGCAGCAAATAATCCAACTTCATTACCTAATCTTCAACTTGAATGGGATGGATATATAAATATTAATAGTGTTTTAGTTCCAAATTTCTTTTGGAAACCATCCTATACTAGTAGTATAAGCACCACTCCAGATATTAATATAATTCAATATGGTAACGGATATCAACAAAGATTAAATCAAACTATTAATCCAAATCTAGCAAATTTTGAAGCGCAATTCGATAATAGATTAGAATCTGAAGCGGTCAGTTTATTGCATTTCTTAAATGCAAGGTCAGCAAAAGAAGCTTTCATATACAATGTTCCCACAATTTATAGTAAAACTAATTTTTCAACAAGATTTATTGCACCAAATTGGTCTGTGAGTTATAATTCTTATAATAATTATTCAATAAAAATTAAACTTCAAGAGGTTTCTGCGTAATGTCAACTCAAAATCAAGTATTTAATCAAATAGTAAGTGGTTATAAATCTTTAAATGCTGAACTTTCCAAACTAGAGCCAAGTACGCCAATTAATTTTTATGAAATAGATTTAACTGAAATTTATCCAAAAGCAAACTATGCTACAGCTAATCAACCTATAACAAATGGAATACTTAGAGTATATAATGATTATAATTTATTTAATATCTCCACGAATCAATATGGCATTATAAATTGGCAAGGAAATTTTTATTATCCATTCCCCATATATGCAGAGGGTTTTGATTTATCATCCTCTTCAACTTTACCAACCCCAACTTTATCTTTTTCTAATTTTTCCCCCGATCTTTCAAACAATTCTTTTTATAAATACATTAGAATGCAAATCGAATCTTTAGGAGATATTGTAGGCTGTAAATTTACAAGAATTAGAAGTTTTTTAAAATATTTAAATTCAAGTAATTTTTCTAATGGAATAAATCCGTATACAGATGATACTTCTATAGTTGAAATAGAATTACCAAGAGATATATATTATATTGATAGAAAAAACATAGAAACTAGATCGAAATTAGAATTCACTTTAGCTTCTATATTAGATGTGGAAAATATAAATCTTCCAGGAAGAATGATTTTAGGTTCTAGATGTCCATTTCAATATAGAGGAGAAGGCTGCTTGTACGAATATAATACAAGAAAAACTAATATACATAGTGGAATATATGGACAAGTTACTAATCCAGGAGTTCAAATACATCTTCCATTAGAAGCTCCACCAGTTGCAACAGATAATGACGAATTATATTTAGGAACAATATTTACTGGTCTAGCAGATCAATTAAGGTTTAGTGGTATAAGTTATATATCTGTTGGAGCAGGAAATTATGGAAATCTTAATCAATGGAGTTTTACAAATTATACTCTTGGCGGAGCAGGAACAGATTTAGCAGCAGCTACAATTTTAAGTGATGGGAGCACACTGGTCGTAGGAGCCACATCTCAAGCGTCAATTGGAACAGTGCAATTAATATTAAATACTGGAGTAGAAATCACAAGAATTAGAATAGCATCACGTACTACATTTACTAATAATTATCAAGTTCAATATTCTCCACATGCTGGCATTTGGCAGACCGTTAGAAATATAAGTGGAGAAGATTTGACTTGGGCATTAAATGGTAGCGCATCTGGAACCTATTCATTAGACTTTCCTTCTAGAGGAAATCATACAGGATGGAGAATTATAACAACAAACTCTTCTGCTGGAACGCAAATTTCAGAATTAAATTTTAGCGGACAATTTAGAATTGGAGATCAAGGCTTATGGAATACAGGAATAGCTTATCAACGAGGAGATTATACTTATTTAGAAAAAGATGGAATAAAATATTATTTCGTATCAATAACTGGACATACTGCAGATGTTTTTAATACTCCACCAAATAGAGCTTATTGGGGATCAGATAGTTGCAGTAAAACTATTTATGGATGTAATCTAAGATGGTTAAAAAATCCTTATTTTAGACCAGTTTTATGGCCAACTACAAGAGAAGGATGGGATAGAGACACTTTTATAAGAAAATATCAAATTACTGGAACAGGCAATCCACCTGGCCCCAATGGTGGAGTAGATGCTCCATCAAATATAAGAAGATTGATAACTCCTCCGTGGTATAAAACTGGAGCTCAAGATGGATGGCCAAGAAGACCAGATGTTCATGATCCTAATAGCCCATATGCTCATGGAATACCAAAAGATATTAGTGGCGAATACTTAAATGGATTTTTACCTTTTGGTGGTTTCCCTGGAGTAGAAAAAATATCATGAAATTTAATAAAATTACTAACCTTATTAAAAAACATGCTCTGGAAGAATTTCCTAATGAATGCTGTGGATTTATAGTAGAAAAAGACAATATTTTTGATTGTATTAAAAGTAAGAATATTGCAAAAATACCAACAAGAGACTTCAAGATAAAAATTTCTGACTATTTAGATATAAAAAATAATTATAATATACTCTATATTTATCATAGTCACTGTGATGAAAAATATAAAGACTTTTCTGGTAAAGATATTTTGGCATCAGATGGAATAGGAATTAATTATTTATTGCATATAGTGAATACAGATATATTCAAAATATATGAATCTAATAGTTTTTCTAAAAGATACATTGGAAGAATCTATGAATATAAAAAATATGATTGTATGAGTTTAATTTTAGATTATTTAAAAAATGAATTTAATATTTTAATAAATGCAGAACCAATATATAATTTTTTTGAAAATAATGGACACATGAACGCAGATCTAAAAGAAATAGTTGAAAAAATTTTTATTCAATCAAATAGAATTAAAAAAATCGAAAACTTAAATGATATAAATAAAAATGATATTTTTTTAATGAAAAATCATCTTGACAAAGCTTGTCATTTTTCAATTTATATGGGAGACAATAAAATTTTACATCATACTCCAGATCGCTTCTCTAGAATTGAAGATTACTGTAACTCTTGGAGAAGGAGAACGATCTTAGGTTTAAGGATAAGTAATTAATATGGTTAAAGTTACTCTACATGGTAAATTAGGAGAAGATATAGGTTCTGAATGGGATCTAGATATATATAGTGTACAAGAAGCATTTCGAGCTATAGAAGCAAATACTAAAAAATTAAAAAAATGGATGTTCAATGAAGGATCTCAATATTCTATATGTATATTTATAAATAAAAAACCAATTTCTTTTAAAGACAAAGATAGCATAAAATCTTCTGAAATTTTTTGTATTTTTGGTAATCAATTAAAATCTATAGATATTATACCAGAAATCGAAGGATCAATTACTCTTCCTAGTTGGGCTCAACCATATGTTGCTCCAGCTGCAACGATTCTTGGTGGAGCAGCCGCAATAGCAGGAGGGGTTTATTTAGATAATGAATTTTCTCCCTTTTTAGTAAATGCAGGAATTGCTTTAGTATCAGCAGGAGTTACAAATTTATTAGCAAAACCACCGCCAAATGTTCCATATCAAGCCCAACAAGCCACAACAGCTACCCAAGGAGCGATAGGGCAAAATGGAGGCCCACAATCTTATTTATTTAATGGTCCAGTTAATATTGCAGGAGAAGGTGGCCCAGTTCCAGTTGGATATGGACAATTAATGGTTGGAAGTAATGCAGTTAATGTTTTTTATGAAAATATTTATCTTACAAATAAAAGGAGCGTTTTTACTGATTCCACTGATCCTAGATTTTTACAAGATACATTTGACGGATATCAGTTTCCATTTAATGAGCAAATGATGCTTATTAGCCAAAAGGCGGGATATAACGTTTAATATATGCCTGGAAATCCAAATCTTAATAGCGAAGGATACGAAGGAATTGATTATGTCAATAATATGGGCATAATGTGGGGAAATTCTGATATACCTGATACTTTTGCTGCAAGACATTTTGGTGGTGGACATAATTTAAATTTTAGTGGGACTGATTGGTGGGGAGCAAATAATTTTAATACAACTCTTAGCTATGGATGGAGTGGAATAGTAGCTCCAAGATCAATCATAATAGATCTTACTGGTTCTATGTGGAATGGAAGTGGAACATTGAATGCTTGGCCAAATAACAGTTTTTTTACTACAGGAGCCACGAGAATACATTATGACACCAGAAGAGGAGCTGGCAATCCTGCAGATGAAGTAGGAAGATTTTGGCCAAGTGGAAATGCTTTAAATTATCAAAGATTATATCATACTGGCGCGCCTATGTTAAGAACGCTATATACAATACCAGATAAAGTTGGATATAGAGAATTTCAAAATGTAAAACCATCTAATTTAAATGATATATCAATTTCAACCTCTCAAAATGTACATATCTTAGATTTAATTTCCGAAGGACCAATAGAAGGTCTTGTTACAGGAATATATAGTTATAATATTAGTGGAAAATCAGCAGGAGATGTTGGTTATACTTCATATACCTTTAATCCTTACAGCACTCAAAACGCTGGAAGAGTTTCATCAATATTAGATCCAACTTTGATTATTCCTCCAGAAGCAAGATCAATATTTTGGAATGATACCCCAGTTGCAACAACTGATGGACTTTTAAATTTTAGATATACAAATTATAAATTTGATTATGGTTCTACTAATAATCATACAATTTCTAGACCAAATATCAGTTTATTTGAAGATAGATTTCATTATGATGGATATCAAGTAGATCAAAATAGAGTTCCAGTACTTTCCGCTCTTACTACGAATGTTAATGAAAGATTATATGGACCATTTTTCTTTAGCGGGGTAGTTTCTGGATTAATACCTCAGAAAAAATATTATGTATATAATACAGATTTAGATGCAATAAAAATTACATATAATGTCAATAGTTTATTTTCTACTATTGTGTCTGGAGATTTCGCTGGAACTGTAAATAAAGATGAAATTAAAATGGGCGTAAAATTATACAGAGTATTTTCTGATAGAAGAGAGGCTTTAGCTACTACAAAATATATTCAAACTAATCCAGAAAAATGGGCAAGTGATAGTTTTATTATAAGAGGTAAATTAACTAACCCAGCTTTAATGCATTATACTTTCTGGCTTAGATCTTATGCAGATAATGGATTTTTAGTTGAAGTTCTTCCAGATCAAATTGGTTGGGCTGTGGAAATACTAAAAATAACAGCAGAACTCTCTCAAGGCTCTAGATCGAATACAACTTTTGTAAATAGTATCACAGAAGTATACGCTAATAGATTCACATATCCTAATACTGCTATGATGTATAATGTTTTTAATTCAAAATATTTTGCAGAAATACCAACTAGAAAATATAAAGTAAGACTTTTAAAAGTTAAAGTTCCAATTAATTATGATCCAATTGGTAAAAATTATAGTGGCGCATGGAATGGGCAATTTAAGTTAGCTTGGACAGATAATCCAGCTTGGTGTTTTTATGATATTATTACAAGCAATAGATTTGGTTTAGGAAAATATATAGATCCTACTTTAGTGGATAAATGGTCATTATATGAAATATCTCAATATTGCGATCAATTAGTTCCAGATGGTTATGGTGGATTAGAGCCAAGATTTACATGCAATTTATTAATGACAGCCAGAGAAGAAGCTTATAAAGTATTAAATGATATGGCTTCAATTTTCAATGGATTAGTTTATTATAATGCTGGACAAATATTTGTAAGTCAAGACAGACCAAAAGATGCAATTTATACTTTTAATACTAGTAATACTGTAAATGGAGAATTTAGATATTCAAATAGTTCAAAAAGAGTTAGAAGATCAGTTGCATTAGTTAGATTTAATGATGAAAATAATAATTATTTACCAGCAATAGAATATGTAGAAGATAGAAATAGCGTATTAAAATATGGAATTAGAGAAGTAGAAATCACATCTTTTGGAGGGACAAAAAGAAGTCAAGCAAAAAGATTAGGTAAATGGTATTTAACTAGTGAAAATTTAGAAACAGAAACTGTAAATTTTGATGTTGGATTAGATGGAAATTTTTTAAGACCAGGAGATATAATAAATATTTATGATCAAAATAGAAAAAATAGAGTTTTTGCTGGAAGAACTTTATCATTTAATACTGGCGAAGCAATTTTAGATGTTCCATTTAATGCTGAAACTTTATTTGCATTTACTGGAGTAGTAAATCCAATTTCAATTAATTTTTTAACGCCAACGTATAATTTAAATTATGGTACATATTTAGGTAATCTTTACATAACTGGATTTCCTGATCAAGTGACTTCTAGTGGTATTTCTGGAATTAACTCTGATTCATTAAGAAGATCTCAAATTCAACAATTAACAATATCAGATCCTAAAAATTATGCTTCGCAAGGAACAGGAAATTATACTGGATTTTTAAAAATTAATTTTCCTTCTGGATTAGATGGTGTTAATTATATATTACCTCAAAATACTGTTTGGACAATAGATTTCAATGCAGCCTTATATAGCGGATCTAATCTCGGATTAAATAATAGATATAATATAAATAATCCACAAAATTTACTTTATCCTGGTTGGTATCTAGAAGGCTATCTAAATGATTTAAAAGCGTACAGAGTAGTTGATATAAAACATCGAGAAGAATCTATTTATTCGATTACGGCATTAGAATATACTCCACAAAAATATACTGATATTGTTACTGGAGAATCTTTAATATCTGTTCCTACAAAAATACCAGCCCCATTATCACCATCATTATCGCTTTCAATTTTATATAGAGATCCTACTAATGCTTATGGGACAGGGGGTAATCCGCCAGCTTACACAATAAATAAAACTGGAATTAATTCAATTGCCTACGCAATAACCCCACCTTCTAATTCTGGAGTAGTTTCATATTATAATATATATAGAAAAACTGATGGCAATTTTACAACCCCTATTCAAGTTCAAGATTTATTTGATGTGCAAAATTATAATTTAAAAAACCAAAATCTTGTTTTACCGACGAATACATCCAGTGGAAATGTACCTCCATTCTTTACTCCTACTGGAATTGGTACATGGTACGTAGGATTAGAAGCAGTAAATGCTTATGGAGAAAAATCTCCATTTGTTAGCGGTAGTATAACTCTCAGTAATCAAGCTCCATTGGCTACAGTACTAGCTTCTGGATTTAATATAGTTGGAGGAATTAATAATTTATAATTATGAATAATATATTCGCCAAAGATGTAGAAATTAAATGGAATATATATCCAAATATTCCAGCCTATATAAAAGATTTTGATTTTTTTGATTTATTGTCTTTTAATGTTTCTATATATAATAAAGATAATGAATTATTAAATACAAAAAATCAAATTTTATCATCAACTAGAGAATTTATTATAGATGGAGATAGTCTTAATGAATATTTTGATGGTAGTAGACCAGTACTTTATGAATATGCAGCTGGAAATACTCGTGGTCTTTTTCATTTAGCAGAAGTTAAAAAAATATTGCCTCAAAATTTTATATATTCTTTAGAGGAAAATTATAATGATTTTGTTAAAACTAAAAATAAAAAAGGATTTTTTAAAAACCTTTCTTTTAGCATAAAATACGATAATTTTGATATTGATCAAAAAATAGATATGCAATATAGTGATTTTAAAATAAATAATTTTAATTCGATATTTTTAAATATATATAAAAATTCAGACGATTTATCTTTAAAATTTAAAATAAATAAAAAAGAATATTTTGATTCCACCTTAAATGGATTATATGTTATTCCTTACGATATAAAAACTAATCAAAAACTAAAATCAATATATATAAATAATATATATGCTAAATGGTTAGATACTTCAGAAGAAATTAAAATATTAAGCCTTCCATTTAATGATAATTCAATCACAGAAAGTAGTTTTTTAAAATTAAAAATATTTTATTTCAATGAATCTCAAGGGCAAATTCTAGATTTCTTTAGAGAAAAAATGAATGAAACTGAATTTGAGGATTTTTTAACCGAATATTTTACAGATCAATATTATAGTGCAGATATGGTATATAAAGAAAATCTAATAAATCAAACTATAGCTTATTTTCAAGCACCACTTTATTTATTTAATCAAAATAGTTTATCTACTATTTCTTGGCCTAATGAAGAAATTAATATATTTGGATGTTATTTTAAGAATTATTTTCCTAAATCTAACAAAGATTTAAGTAATTTTACTTTTTCTTTAGGTAAATTAATTAATGTCATAGATTCTACTGCAAATGATTATAGGAGTTCTGAAAATATACCTCCGAATTTATTAGGATTTTTTATAAAAAATGATAACAATGATCTTCAATATAAAGATATAAATTATGATCTTCCATATTTTAAATTTTCTAATATAAGAAATGCTTCAATCATAAAAATTGAAAAAGAAAATTCTATTACTAAAATTTATTTAGAGTTTATAACATTATTTCCAGACTATAATTCAATATATCTAGAAAATATAAGTCAAAATCTTTTCTTCTTACAAAAATACTATAAATCAATAAATGACACAAATTATGCTACATTTTTATTTTGTTATGAATACGATAATAATACAACTGCACAATACTTATCAAACAATTTAGAAGACGAAAATAGAATCATACAAGATTCTAAATTGATTAATTTTAGTCTTAAATTACTTCCTCAATAATCCACCTGGACGCTGCTGTTCTGTTATAACTCTTACTACTTCGTTTCTTATTTTATTTGATAATTCTTTTGCTTGAATGGCGCTATCAGAAGTTGTTTCATTACTAGGATTCATAAATGAATCTGAGGAACCATTATTTCCCATATTTACTGAAATCGATATATTATTATTTATAGATGGATCTGCTTTAGTGGTAGGATTTTGATCTAAATTTTCATTACCATTAGATACATATCCACCATCAGCAAATTTTCTTATTCTACCATTATTTAATTTTTCAAAGAAATTTTTACCATAAGTATTAACTGCGTCTTTTCTCATTACATATTCGCCGCCCATAAGCATTGCTGGAATATCATCTTTTCCAGATGGTCCACCTTTAGCAAAATGTATAAAACCTCCATCTTTTACATATGTAGCGTATTTATATGGATCGAAATCTCCAGCTTTAGTTTCTTTGGTTGGTATTGCTCTTTTTACTTGTTTTGAACCAAATAAATCATAAGCAGCGTTTCGAATTGCTGGCGCACCATACTTATTAAAAGCTCCTGCGCCAAGAGATCCAGCTGCACTCAATGCACCTCCGATTAGAGTATTTTGTTGTTGTTTATTAAAATTATCTCTATTTTGTTTGTTTAATTGATCAACTCTAGCTCTTTCTCTATTATTTGCGTCTATTGTATCAAATATGGCTTTTTTATTACTATCATATAAAGCTAAACCTTCTGCAAGATAACTAATTAAAGCTTCTCTTTTTTCTATAGCATTTCTATTTTGAGGATCATTTTCATTTAAAATTGCATAGCTAGATAATAATGGATCAAGTACATATTCTCCAGCGCTTGGGAATAAAGGATTATCATATTTATAAGTACCAGCCAATTCAGCTCTAAATCCACCAATTGTACTTACTAAGTCAGAATAAGCACTAGTAATATTTAGATCTTGATATTCTTGTATTGCATTTAATGCGCTCTCTAGTTTATTTTTTGTATTTAAATCAATAACTCTTCCGTCTCCTTGTTTATTTGAATCTCTTAGCATTTGAGCAATAATTTGTTCCTGTTTGCTTAATTTTGTTTCGTCTATGGCTGGAACATCTAACTGTTGAGAAATATTTTTAGTTGTTTTACTTTCGCTTAAATCAAATGCTCGTCCTCCGCCGCCCCCATATGCAATCACATCGCCACCATCTGCCATACCAACGCTTCCTCCGCTATTTAATGAATGCAAAAAGTTTTCTCCATATTTTCTAACAGAAGATTTTTTAATAACATATTCTCCATTACTTAACATAGCTGGAACATCATCTTTTGTACCAGATCCGCCTAATACTTTTCCTCCATTAGAAAATTTTTGTATTCTATTTCCATTTACATATCCACCTCCAGCTCCACCTAAAGGATTTTTAAATATACTAGGTAAACCACCAATACTACTAAATAATGAATTAGTTACAGCATTTGTAGTCATTTCTAAAGATAATTGTTGAATTCTTCTACTTATATTTAAAGCCATGCTTTGGAAAGCGTCTCCTACATTTTGAGTTCCATCAATAATAGATTGAAATGCTTCATTAAATTGAGATTTCATTGTTCTGGCTGTATCAGAAGCGATATTATTTAAATCTCTAAATGCATCTTGAGTTCCATATGTCATTTCGTCGCTAAATGAACCAAATATATCAGTAACGCTTCCTTGTCCACTTCTTATTTTATCTTGCCTTGATTTATCCATTATTTGTTTATACTCGTCTGCAAATATTGTCCCTTCTTGGAATCCAGCTATAGCTCTTAAGCGATCAGCTGCCGCAGAAGTTGCTAAACTCAATTTAACTATATTATCTCCAAGTTCTTTTTTAAGTTGAGCTTCTTTTTCTGTATAAATATTCAATACTTCAGTTCTAGTAGCAGCATCACCAATTGATGATCCTAATTCTACTAAATTTTTAGTTGTCATACTAGCTTCCATGCTAGTTTGTTGAATTGCAATTTGTAATTCTGCTAAAGTTCTGTCAGTTAAAATTCCATCTTCCGCAATCTCTTGCGCACCTTTTTTATAAACTTCTCCAAATTTTCTTTCTAATTCAAGTCTTTTTCTTGAATCTGCTGTGCCTCCTAAAATTCCTTGCATTGCAGCTGTATTAGTGCCTCCAAGAACATTTTCTGGTAAAAATCGCGCGCCTTCATTTGTTTTTAAAAATTCTTTAAGTACATTACCAAAATCACCTTGTTGAATAAATTTTGCGGCTTGTTGTCTTTGAGCAGCGTCTTCCGAAAACAATTTCATTGTTTGCGTGGTTAAATTAATATAATTTAATTGTGCATCTACTACTTTTTTAAATGTTTGATCTACTATTTCAGATGTTTTTCTTAAATTACCAAAACTTTCTTGTAAAGCCTTCGCTTTTTCTTCTAAAGATTTATCGCTATCTAATATAGCTTGTATTGAATTGGCTAATTCTAAACTTTTATCTTTTTGTAATTTTCCAGAATCGCCTAATTGAAGCACAAAGGTCTTTAATGCCTTTCCAGACTCTATAACTGATACTTGGAAGTCTTTCTCGTAAAGAAGTCGCTCTTGCTGCATTTGATAAGCTCTTTGTTGTCTTTCTTCTGGATTTAATTCGTATATATTTTTTGGTGGATTATTTGGATCATATGGATAAGGAGTTGTTCCAAATCCAGCTGGAGCTTCTCCAGCATTTCTTACGCTCGTTGTGTCAAATCCAAATAAATCATTTTTTGCGAATTCATCAATACTCATTGTAGCTTTATCTGCTGCAATTGATGCTTCTGCTATAGATTTTGCTACTTGATCATTTATTCCATAATATTTTTCTGAAGCGACAGATAATGTATCAAATGATTTTAATAAACCGTCTTGTTGAGATATTAAATCTCCAATATATTCTCCATTTGTTGTTTTTATTGATCCTAATTGTTTTAATGTCTCGGTTAAATCTAAATTTTTAGCTCCATCTTTAAGTTGTTCATTGGTGGTTTGTATGAATTGATTTACAAAATTATTAGAAGCAATTTCATCATTTGCTCTTTGTATTGCAGATTGTAATTGTGCTTCTGTGCCAGATAATCCAGCTAATAATTCTTTTTGAACATCTTCACTTACAGACGATAAAATTCTATTGAATGCCGCAGATCTTTGACCTTGTAATTTACTTAATTCAATTGGGGTGGCTTTTATTGCTCCAGCTTCTATTCCAGCAATCTTTTCTCTTGAAGTTAAAAATCCTTGAACATCTTCAGAAAATCTTGCTACTTTATTGCCAGATTCTCTTGAATTTTTCGCAAACTCTTCTGATCTATCATTTAATTGTTTAAATGCTTTAGTCAAACCAATTGTAACGCCAATTAATCCACCAAGCGCTGCGCCCAATGGCCCAAATAAAGCTCCTGTTCCAGCGAATGCTGCTGTATCACTTAAAACTGTTGTTCCAGCTCTAGCATATCTATTATTTGGCATAAATTCTTGAGCGATTTGGCTTACGATTGGAACAGCTATACTTGCACCAATTCCTATTCCCTGTAACCTCGCAGCTGCATCAGCTCTTCTTTCTCTTGCTGCTTCTAATCCACCTCGAGCTATTTCTGCACCTCTTCCTCCACCAGCTGCTCTAGTTTCTAATTGTTTTAGAGATTTAGATCCCGTTATTAAATTTCCACTTGCAGCGACTAATCCATCAGTTTGAATTACTAATTTTTGATAAGACTTGTCTGCGCGAGTTAATGTATTTCTTACTTTTTCTGTACTCATATCAATTAAATCAAACTCTTTAGCGAGTTTTGTTAATTCAATATTAGCTTGATCAAAAGTTAATTTTCCATTTTTAACACTTCTTGCAAGAGCTGCAAAAGCTGCATTAGCTTCTTTAGATGCTGGTAAAGCTTCTGGTCCAGCTTCAGTTTGAGTGGCTGAATATAAAGCAAAATTAGGAATTAAACCTTTAGCTGCACCTGCTCTACGAGCATTATTTAATGAACTATATCTTGAAATTCCTTGAGATAATCCTCTTGGTTCATCTTTAGTATTATAAACTCCAAGACCACTAGGATTCATATTAGACATTAAAGAATTACTTCTTCCAACTCTTATGGAATTTGGATTTACGCCAGCTTTCTTTTCTCTATTTATTGCGTCATTTAAAGCATTTGCGAAATTAGGAACAAATCCTCCAGAAAGATATTCAGAGTATGGAAGACTTGGATCGAAATTAGAATTGTAAGCTTTTTTAATAATACTAGCAATTGCACCAGGACTGCCAGTTAATTTTGCATCTGCTTTTTGTAGTTGTTCTCCAAATTTAAATCTCTTTTTAAAATTACCTGTAGCAGGACCTGCTTCTTCGAAATCAAATGGTCTATTATCTTCATCATCAATAGATCTTATAAATTGTTTGGGAGTTTTTGTTGCGAGGGCAACTGCCGCTTCAAATATAGAACCTTCTGCGGTGGATGGTATTAATCTTTTCCCCTTTAATGCGCTTCGAACATCATTTAATGCAGCTGGAGAAGATTCCTCATCTCTCAAAACTGTACCAAGATATTTATGAGTTAAACTTGCTATTGGATCAAGAAGAGCTTCATTTACTAAATTAGTAAATTCACTTGGTCTTTTCTCTAAATTTCCTTCAAGACTTCTAACTTGAATATTAGAAAATGTAATACTTTTACTTGCTAATTCTGGATTATTTTTAACTGCTCCACTAAAAGCTTTTAAGTTTCCAACCTTAGTTGAAGCTGTTGCATTTTCTACTCCAGCAGATACAGAAACAACTCCTAATCTTCCTTTAGTATCATAAAAACCACTATCATATTCTTTTTGTTTTGCTGCTTTTTTCTGTGCGCTTAATTCTTTTTCTGGTTTCCAATTAGCATCTCTTGCTGCTTTTTCACTAATTGTTCCATTTGCAATTAATCTTGGAATTTGATAATTATTATAAGATGATACATTTCCATTTTGATCTTTTATATTATAAAATGTTTTTGCAAAATTAGGAATAAGTCCAGCGCTTGCGTAAGGATTAAATCCATGTTTAGCAGAAAATGATTGTTTATAATTTTTCCCAGCTTTACTTCCTTCTGGAGGCATAATTGCTGGTTGAGAAAATCCTGGCATTCTTTTTACTGTCTCTGCTGAATTATAAATAGTTTTTCCTACTCCAGGAATATTCATTTCTTTAATATTTCCTGGTTTATATCCTCCAGCTAATGCGCCATAAATTTCTTGCATTACAAAATTTGGAATAAATCCATCACTTCTTGTAGTAATTTGCCCACCTTTAACAGTTACTCCTCTACCGACTAATCCGCTAGTAATTGAACCAGATAAAGCCGTGGCTTGTTGTCTTAATGCATTTTGTTCTCTTAAGACCCCTAATATTCTATTTTCTACATCTAATATTGTAATTTGTTTAGAAGCTATTGCTGAAAGAAGTTGTGGTTCTTGAGAAAGAATACTCGAAATTTTTCCTTCAATAGCAGCTCTATCCGCAGCTTGCTTGCCAATACCTAGTAATGTTTTAGCTGAAGTAGCAGCAAATTTACTTAAATCTAAAAATAATTTTCCAATAACAGCTGTTATTAATAATAATCCAGGACCAGATATAAAAGTAGAAAGACCACCTAAAATTCCAGCTCCAATTTTAGCTCCAACGCTTTCTGAATCTTGATTAGCTAATCCTTCTAATATATTATTTACATTTTTTAATGTGCCTTCGATTGCTGGTTGAAAAGCTCCTGCACCAATTTTAGCTCCTAATTGAGTGAAGTTTGTTAGTGTTCTACTTGTTAAAGCAGATAAAGTTTCATTTAATGCTTCATTTCGTTTAATAGCTTGATCAGTTGCACCTCTTGAAGTATTTAAAGCATTATTATAAACAGAATATTCTTTACCCAAATCACCTAAAGCAGCTTTTAAAATGTTAATCTGGAAAACACCACCAACACTTTCTGCAACTTGTGATCTTTGAGCATCAGAAAGAGTATCAAAAGTTGATGATAATTGTCTTAAAATATCAATTGCTGGACGAGTACTACCATCTAAATTACGAACTTCTAAACCTAAATTTTGTAATTGATCTAATACTTCTGGTCTAGCAACTCTTGTAAAAATAGTCTTTAGCGAATTACCAATAACTGCGCCACCTCTAGCAGTAGTTTGCTGAACGCTTGTTACAATAGCTAACAATTCATCAAACCCAACTCCTGCGTCTTGAGCAGAACTACCAACTCGTTGAATTGCATTGGCCAAATCAGCAGAACTAACAGCAAAAGCTGCGTCAACATTTGCTAATTTATTAATAATAGTTGTTGAATCTAACGCTGTTTGATTAAAACTATTTAATGTAGCCGTTAAAGCTTCTACGCTAGAAACAGTATCTAATCCACTTAATCTAGTTAAAATTAAAGCATCTCTTGTTCTTTTTAGTGTTTCTTCTACGCCAAGACCTTGACGAGCTAGTTCTGTTGCAGCTTCTGCAACTGATTGAAATGATTGTCCAGTATCTTTAGCTACGGTGAATAAATCTGCACCAAATTTTTCTAATCCCTTTGTTGTTGTATTTAATATAATATTAATATCAGTAAGAGATTTTTCAACATCTATTGTACTTTTAATTAAACTAACAAAAGCTTTTTCTACAGCAAAAATTGCTCCAGCACTAGCACCGAATGCAATAACACGAGCATTAGAAGCATCTAATGACTTTTGGAATTCGTTAGAAGCTCCAGTAATTCGGCCTAATGGCTGAGTAAAGGCCTTTTCATTAAATCCTTTGAATTTAAAATCGCGAGATAAAGCACTTTGAATATCTTTTTCAAGTTGCCTTGTATCTGCACCTACAGAAATTGTAGCTGACGTTCTTGCCATTCCTTATACCTTTCCTGTAATAAATTACACGAAAATATAAGATATTTAATTAAATTCCGTGGAGTTTCATGAGGTCTTCCATACTTAAAGTACCGCCTCTTTTCTTTGCTTCTTCAGTTAGACTTATAGTGTTAGATTCATCTAATCCAGCCTTTTTAAGGTCTTCTTTAGTTGCACCAATAATAGAAGTAGCCACAGTATCAGCTTTATTACTAGCGCCCTTTTCTAGCAATTCCTCTACATTTTTACTGCTCTCTAACCATTCTATTAGCTTTTCTGGGTCTTCGAAATATTCATCTGCTGGCTTATGTTTTGCATAGCTTAATTGATTTTTGAAATATTTAGCATAACCAAAAATTTCAATTTGATAAAATGTTAAATATACAATACTTTTGCCATACATATAATAAGGATTATCATCAGATATATTAAAAAGTGTTAAATGGCTATTTAGTAAAGATATTTTCTTTAAATTTTTATCATTATAAATTGATAGTTTATCATTATAAATTTGTACTAATTTAGTAATATCTACATTTTCAAGTTCATCAAATTCATTTTGAGAAAAGAAATTTTCTTTTAAATCAGAGTCTTTATATAAAGATATAAACATATAGTATTCATTAATCTTTTTATTGGCATAATCTTCTGCAGTAAATCCTATTAATTCTTTTTTTTCTAAATTTAAATTTAATAGCTTTTTTTCTTCGTTGCTTATTTGTTCATTTATGGCTTTTAATTCCTGTTCTCGGAATAGCTTTAATTTTGTTTTCTTTAAACCAGTTATATATTCTTTTATTTTTTTAATTTCTTTATTTTTTTCTTCAGACCAAAGCTCTTCTTTTAATATATATGTCTCTTGATCTGCCAAAGAAGGAAGTTTATTTTTTAAAGCCTTATGGTAAAATTCTTCTTTTTTAAGGTCTACGTCTCCAGAAGATACGGAGTCCATGTGCTTAATATATATTAATTTATCGTTTAAATATGTTTTAGAGTATCCTTTTAAAATATCTACTAAGTAAAGTCTTAATAAATTTTTATTATCAATTTGCACTCTTATTTTCTTCTAAATTAAATAGCTTTTCAAATTCTTCTTGTGTCGAAGCTCTGCCCATATACCAGAAACTAATAAGAAGAACTAATTTTTGACATAACTTCTCAAAGAAAGGATCGCTTGCTTCTTCTAATCTATCATACTCTTTTAATTTATCCTCAAATGTACCATCTCCAAATACTGGTGAAAATGCACCATTGTCATTGTCTTTATAAGAAAGATTAAGAACCCAAAACATTATAGTTTTATTTCTCGCTCTATTTTCCGCTGTTTGATCAAAAAGACTAGCTTGAGCGAACTCATAATCTTGAATCTTTTCTCTAGATTCAGCTATATCTTTAATTAAATTATTATATTGAAGCTCTTCTTCTTTACTTTTTTCTTTAACAGATAATCTTTGAAATTCATTTTGCAATTGAAATAGTTTTAGATATAAACTAGTATATTGCTCTTTATCTATTTCGCTAAAAATTCCACCATCATTAGTAAATCTTTTAGCTAATAAAGCTCTTGTTAAAAGACCAGCTTTAATGCCTTCTGATAAACGAACTCCATAGAACAATTCTGCTTCATCAAATAAACCTCTGTTTGGTTTTTTGATAAAATATTTTTGAGGCAATTCTTTTTTTACATTTTTAGATACTTGAATTTCTTCACCTTTTTCATTCTTTTCGTTAGTAGTTTCTTTTACTTCTACCTCTTTATTTATCGAAAACTCGTATAGTTTTTTCATATTTTTAAGCTCCAGTTTGTTCTCTTTCTAGTTTTTCAAGAAAATTTTTAATTTTAGAAAAATAAACTACCCCACCAATTGTTTTAATAAATTTATTTCTTTTTTCTTCATTCCAAGAATCGTAAAATTTTAAAAAATTAGAATTAGTCAAATTTGAATAATTTGGATTCTTTATACCAAAATCTTTTGTTAAAGACCTTTGTATAGATTGAACGGACAAATTACTTTGAATAATTTTTTCAATTGGAATAGCTTGATAAAGATTAAGTCTTTTTTTCATTTTAAATTAATATCAATTGTATTGAAATATTCTTCTATTTCTCTTATTGCATCGTTGGCATTATCAAGGACTCTTTTACGTATTTTTGCATAAGCTTCTTCGTTAATATTATATCCAGAATCGGATAAATCTTCAAGAATAAAAAAGAAATTTTTATAGATATTTGTTATCTTGCGCTTTATTTGAAATAAAGTTAAATCTTTAATTTTATGCTCCATATACCTTTAACCAACCTTTACCTTGACTGTATTTACACAAAAAATAACCCCCGTGGAAACGGGGGTTATCTTTATAATTTGTTCTTAACTATTAGGCTTGACCACTGATGAACAACCCGCGAACTGTATCTTGGGGTCCACCAACTTGTGCGCTAAATGTAAGAGTAACTGATTTATTACTACCGATATCAGAACTATATTCTTGACTATCAAGTTTAGCTCCTTTAAGGGTATATTTGGCTACAACTTGATCATTATCACAAGCTGGGTTCTTGATAGATATTGATGGATCATATGTGCCAGTATCGTTACAAATTAGATCATTGATACTTCCCTCGCTCATTTCTGTTACTTGAGCGTCAACGCTTAGAGTTACAGTTAATGGGAAATCAATTGGTCTAGAGAATGCGAATTTACTACCAAGTCTTTGAATTGGAGTACGAGCCAAATCAAAACTCAATGTATAGCTTTGAATATTCATTGTTGAGGTAGTTACTCCACCACCAGATGCTTGAGGAATTGATATAGTTATATCTCCTGGGCGCAATGCACTTACTCCACTGGCTAAACCAGTAGAAGAAGTTGTTGCTGCGGTTGGAAGAATATAATAATTCTCAATTGAACTTCCATCAGCAGGATTTACAGCTGGAATATAATTTCCAGTTGTTCCTTTTTGGAAGTTCATGTTTAAACCTTCAACATTGATTGTTGTAGTTGGGAAATTTCCAACAGAACCTTCTGTAGAATAAGAGCTTATGAAACCATTTCCAACTCCAATAACTCCGTTATTTGCGGGAGTAGTATTATTAAAGTTTACAGCATCATTACCCTCTGGTACTGTACGGATGAAATAATTTCTTTCATCTTGTGTTCCATTTAGCAATCCAGAGATCGCAGAAACTTCATTTGTATCTCCAGATTTATTTACTGTAAATCCTAGATTTACTTCATTAACTAAATTTGCTAAAATATAACTAAAATCCAACGCAACGGTTGGATTAGTTAAAATTACTCGATCAATAGCGGCCAATTGACCGAATTGATTAACGTCTGTACGATCAACTGTGAAGCTGTAGTTAGCGGTTTGAATTCTTTGAAGTTGATTAACTAAAGAATTTCCAGTTGGTCCAACCCAAGGGGTGTTGGCTCCAGAAGTTAAGTGAAAACCTGTAGCTGGTGATGGACCAGCATATAAAGCTTCAGATTGATAAATTATACGATTTCTTGCCATATTATTTGTTCTCCATTTATTGTTATTACACCTTATTTTATAAAATTCTCACTTTTTTTATAATCTAGGGTATCTATTTTGTATTAATTCAAAATCAACAAAAGCTGAATATACATTACGATTTAAAGTACTAGTGGCGTTTGATATTCTAGTATCAGACTTACTAATATTAACTTCATTAATATATACATATTCATTGTCTACGCTTTTATTTTGAGTTGCATTAATATAATTAAAACAGTCTCCAGTAACACTATTTAATGCATCAAATGGCATATCACTTGGGTACATTAATGGCACTAATTGGCGACTTGTGTCTCTCATGATGCTTGTTACAGCATCTAAATTAAAAACTGTATCTGATAATACGATTGCTCTTACATTACTTACTGTTTGGTCAAATCCACCAAAAGCAAGAGGCTTATTTTTGCCTCCTTGATATTTTAAATATATAACAGGATAAGTTTCTGAGCCTACTGGCAAACCCGTTGGATTTTGATATGTTTTAGGATTAATTTGGTAAGCTGTTTCAAATAAAATAGCTTCTTCTGTTTTACTAGTTAAATACATATTAAAATCTTTAACAGCATAATTACCACTTAGAGCTACGCTAGGATTATTTATAGGTTGGCTAAAATACAACTGTCCTTCAGTAGCGTTAATTCCGCTTAATCCACTTTGACCTATTGTAATAAAATTATTATTTAAATATACCCCACTTATAATATTTGCTCCACTTATAGAGCAATCTATAATCATTTGTTTGAACGGCGCTCCATAAGTATAATATCCATAAAACATATTAGTTAAAGGATAAAAAACACTTTGATAGTTAGTGAAAGCCTGACCCCTTGTTATAACTGCACGATCCAACCAAAAAAGCATACTCGTCATGATAATGTTGTCAAATTGCGGTGTCATTATTTTAAATTCCTAATAAAATTACTATACATTTCTGACATATATTTTACTGTTTTAAAAGTTCCATTTCTAACTTTATTTTGAGATTGAATACCTCTTTTAGATCTACTTTTAGGAAACAATAGGCCGTATACATAATATCCGAATCCACTAATTCCATCCTCTATTCCTTTAACCCAACTTTTTCCATTTTCAAAAGGCAATGGAGTTACAGATTTAATTTCTTCAAAAGAAGGAGTAAATACATTAAATTTTAATTCAAAAGTTTTTGAATTAAATGTTGATCTTTTATCTAAAAAAGTATTTTCTTTTATTAAATTTTTTAAATCTTCTATTGGTTTATCTCCAGCTTCAAAACCTATAAAAGCAAAAAGATTTTCTTTGCCGTCTAAAGTATAACTTATATTTTCTCCATCTGGCCCACTAGCAATCTCTTGTGAGACTGGATGATTTTCAATTTCATTTAAATATTTTTTTGTATTTTCAGTTAAGATTTCTTCAGCAAAATCTAACGCTTCTCTTTTAATAGCCCGTTCATAAGACTTAGAAAGTTCTTGATTTAGTTGTTTTGTATTAACTTTAGAAGCCATATTATTTTGTTTGCTCCAATCCATATACATAATAACTATTATTAAGATATCTTTTAACAATATCTTCTGTGATAATATTCCATGTTTTTCCATCAAATTCTAAATTTAGAGTTTTACCATTAGCTATAAAATCTCTAGCTGGCTGTTTTACTTTTAACGTAACGTCTCCTTTTGCAAATATAACTTTTAAATCTGGATCCACTACATCATTATCTTTTGCATTATTATAGTATATTCTTCCACTAAAGACGCCAGTAACAGGCACATATGTAAAGTTAGTTTGATCAGAATTTTGTCCATATCCATAGATCATTGGACTAGACAACTGATTAATAACTCTTATTGGATCTTTATTAACTATAAAAGCTCTAGAAAAATAATCAAAAAATTGATCATATTCGTTAGAAAAACTAGCGGCAACATCTGAACTTATATAGCTCATAAATTAAATTATGGATTTAAATCATCTCTTCTAGTTCTAAATCCTCGATTATCGAAACGAAAATCTCCATAAAATCCTGGTATTGTATCGTCTCCAGCTACTTGCATAGGATAAATTTCATTTAATTCATATTTATCGGCCAATCCCTTCAATTCTTCATACTCTTGTTTTCTTATAGAAATATAATTCTTAAGTACTTCATTTTTATTAACTTTTTGAACACTTCCAATATCGTCTTTTATTGTAACAAAATCTGTTGTAGCTAAACTTCCTATGCTTTTAATTTTTAAATCAAAATAATATACATTATACATTTTTTTAAATATATATTTTTGAATATCATTTAAAGCGGGTGAGATTTCTAAACCTTGATCATTAATTGAGAAAGATGCATTTAAAAAATTATTCAAACCTCCAATATTTCTTCTTAACCATGCAGCAATAGCTGATATACTAAAATCAGAAGGTTCTCCCAATTCTTCAAATATTTCTTGAGCAATAGAAGCGATGTAATTAGTCATACACTAAATTACACTATAATATTGGTCTGCAATTCGTTAATTTAAACTAAAGTTGAGAGTATTTCTTCCTTATCAAAGGCTTGCATTATATTATAATTACATTGATGAGGCAAGCCAGCAAATTCCTTTTCCATTATAATTCCATCAATAGTATGGGTAAATATCTTAGATTGATCTTTAGCTATGATATTTTTATGTATATTATAGCCTAATTTATCTGGCGAAGTACCAATCCAACATACTGTAGAAGGAAGCATTAAAGCTGCTGATGCATGTTGAGCAAATGAATCTATTAATAATCTTTTTTCAGTTAAAGCAAGCAAGCAAAAAAGCTCTCTAAAGTGAGTATCAATTTTTTCAGTATGCTCATAGCTAATTTGATCTCTTCGACCAATGTGGAATATATGATACTGATCTTTTAATGAATTAATTAAATCTTTAACCAAAAAATCTGGAAGATCTCTTGACCAATTATAATTTGGACCTTCATTTCCTCCACCATTAGTTTGAATAATTATAGATTTTTTGTTTCTATTGTATTTTCTTGCTGAATCAATTGCTTCTGCGTAATTTAAAAATAATCTAGGATTTTCTCCAGTATATTTCAATCCAAACATATTGCACCATGATTCAATTAAATGTTTATTTTCTACTACATATTCATTACTTTGGTAGACTTCATTTCCTAAAAATATAACATCTTTATTTTTAATAAAATCTTCATAAAAATATTGCGCACTATTTGATCTATAAATTCTATAAACAAATGGATTATTAAGAAATACTTCTGGATACGGACAGATTACGATTAATTTTCTATCTGGAAAATTTTTAGAAATATTTTCAGCAACAGCAGTAGCTGCTATATGCTTACCAATTCCACCTTGCAAAAAGAATACTATACTTTTAGTCATTATGTAATTATATGATATTAATTACTGGATTCTAAATTATATCTTATATTATATAAGAATATCTTATCAAGAATATCTGGGTTACAGATCAGATTTGATACTTTTTTACTATAAATAAAAAAAGAATCCGAGTTTCCATCTAAATATACATAATGATTATTTTCTAAATAGTTATGAATTTTATAATAAATATCATTTTTTATATTAGACTCAAACTGAATTTTTTCTATATTTATAGGTTTATTTCTATTTATTAATGATGATATTATTGAGTAATTTAAATCGTTACATTTTATTTTTAAATATTTTATACTTATAATATTATAAATATCAAATATATCTATTAGATTAAAAGAATTATTATAATAAATTTTATTAACAGTATATGGACATATTGAATCTTCAAGATAATTAAAATCTGCATCAACAATAAAACCATATATACCATCTTGAATTTTTGTGCAAATATTAGTATTCGGACTAAAAGATACGCCAATTTCTAAAAAATCTAAATTGTTAAAATTCATCTTAATTTTAAGAAGAGTTGGTACTGATGTGGAAACTCTAAGGAGAATCTTCTTTCTATATTTGATAAATAAATTGGATTATTTTTGTCTTCTATCAAATGCACATATCCCTCTATGCAAGATTCACCCTTTTCTTCTCTTTCTATCTGATTATCTGAGAGTAAATAATTAACTTTTTTATCTTTAAAAGAATTAACAAAACAATTTAAATAGTACTGTTCAAAAAGAAGTGGATATGTTATATATCTTATATTTATAATCTGTTTTAATTCTTTCTTAATTTTTTCTAATAGAAAATAATCTAAGTCTATGAAATATTTATAACAATTATTATGAAATGTTTTAGCTAAACTAGGATCTTTGAAGTACATTAATCCACAATTAATTGCACCATTAAGCTTTGGATTCCATTCTTTGGGTTTATGATTAAAGAATACATCGCAAAAATTAACTAATCCGCTATATGTTCTTTCATAATAAGTTTTTTCTAGATTTTGAAAAGCAAAATCTCCTTCAAATATAATATCTTTTAATCTTCTAAATATAAAAATATCCCCATCTAAATGTATAAAAGGTTCATCTTGAAGAGTTAAAGAATATATTTTAGGATATGCCCAAAAAAGATAAGTATCAAGGTTTTCGAAATTATTTAATGTATTTTTAATTCTGATTTTATCTGTTTCAAAAAATTTGAATATATTATGCCCATAATTATCAGTATTTAATTCTACTTTATCAAACCATTTAGCTGACCAGAGCATAGAGTATATAAACATCATAATGAAATTTCTTTCATTATTACAACGTGCAAGATTTTCTCTTATAGGTTTTGACCAAAAAGTATATAAAGCTTTCAATTTTTATATTATATTAATATATCTATAAATTATCTATAAATTATGCTTTAATTTTAAACTATTATAAAGCCGTATTGCCATACATTACGTATATATTATTTCCAGTATGAAGAAGTGAAATTGAAGCGAATTGGCCAGCAGTTCTATATTGATTATTATAACTATTAATTATTATTCCAACTCCAGATCCAGTAATTTGAATTTGACCTGCTCCTCTTTGAATTATTGAAGCATTAAAACCAGTAGGATTTCCACTCACTAAAATTCCAGTTATTTGACTTGGGGAATCAGCGATTATAACATCAGAATTTAAATTACCAGAAATTAAGAAATTATTTTTAATTTCAATCATTTCTGGAACAAATCCAAATATTTTTTTATCTGAAAAATAAACTCCAGAATCAAAATCTATAGTTAATCCGTTTGGTGCAAAAGACCTTTTAGTTCTATTAGAAGCATCGCTCAAGATCATAGAGCCAGTATGCCTTGAACTTATTAATGCATTTGCTCCGCCAAGAATTATAGAACTTGTTTCAGTAATTCTAGAATTTTTACTACCAATTATAAAAGAATAATCTCCGATCCCAGAGAAGATGCCTGTAAATAAATTAATAGAGTTATTTATACCACCTATTATTGCAGAACGATCTCCACTTATAATATTTCCAAATCCACCAATAATTGTTGAAAATTTTCCTAAAGCTAAATTATTATCCGATCCACCTATTATTTGACTAAAACATGTTGTTCCACAGCTATTGAATGGAGAACCTGCAATAGAAGTTTGACATCCATAAATATTACTATTAAATGAATTTGCAATTAAATTATTTGAAATACTATTAGGACAACTACCAAATTGTAAAAATATTTTACTGCATATACTAGAAATAATTGTATTATAATCTTGATCGGTTCCATTACAAGTCCCGCCTAATATTACATCAAACGATCCAGAAGTTATATTATTTGCTCCATTTATTATAGTACTAAAATTGGAGGTCAGTGGTGCACTACTACCACCAGGAAATTTAACTAAATTAGTGATAAAATTTCCAGATCCACCAATTATACTCATAAAGTTAACGGTGCAAGAACTGCTTAATGGATTTTTAGTAATACAATTTCCTCTACCACCAATAAGATTAGCGTAATAAGCATCTCTTATGCAACTTCCAAAAGGAAAATTTCCGATTACGCTAGAAAATCTTGATTGACAAAGCGTCATGTTACTTGAAAGAACAAAATTTCCCTGATTTTCATTAACTAAGTCATTAAAGCAGCCAAATATAAAATTAGAACTATTATTAGTTCCACTCATACAATTTCTATTTCCAATTATGAAATCTCCACAATCAAAGGCACTTCGTGATCCACCTAGAATATTCTCGTTTCCTATTATGATATTCCTCTCCAGCAATATATTATTGTTATCCCCTAAAATTTTAGTTTGACGGAAGCCAGCAGCGCCACTTAAAGTATTTTCTATTCCTAATATTGGGTTTTCAATTGTTCCAGTTGTAGCTATTAATACAGCCATTGAACCTGTTTTAGAAATATTTAAAGAATCAAGACCACTTATACTTCCAGCTGTAAAATTTAAACTTCCAGATGTAATTTTTAAATTTCCACCAGTAATAGTTAAAAGATCTTTATCGAATGCAGTAAATGCGGTAGAATTAGGTATTCTTGTTAAAGAAAGTTGCTGCCCATTCAAATCAATATTAAAAAAATTATTTCTATCAAAATAACTTCCACTAAAGTAAGTTGGAAATTGACTTGGGAAGTAAGCGTAAGATGATGGTTGAGCAGTTAACCCTCTTTGAAGAGCATCTCCTATTTCTATAAGTTTTCCATTATTTAATAAAATTAAATTATTAGTTATATCCTCTACTCCTGTTCCAATTAAAAGAGAAGATGCTGAATTAAATGTTCCTTGATAACCTACATAATTACCCCAAAAATATAAAGATTTATTTGGATTTTTAACCACAAGAGAGTAAGTATCTCCTGCTGCGACTTTTAAAACTCCAGTATTAATAAATCCTGCTCCTGCCGTAAGTGATGTTTGACCAAAATCATTCGCTCCCCATCCGCGCGCATAACGAGAATTAAGTATACTATTTGGTGGTCCACCAAATATATTTAAAAATATACCTAATGTGTGACTTTTACCAGCACTAATATCTAATACTTGATGGCCATTAGGATTTACTAGAGATTCAAAAGAACTTGATCCTGTATAAAGCCAAGGAGCAGTTAAAGAAGTATTTAATGTTGTATTAAAAGTTTTCCCAAATCTATTATCTCCAAGACCTGTTAAATATGGCGGAGTTGATCTTGTTAAAAAATAATTATTAGATCCAGCATAAACATTATTAACATTATTAACATCAGTTATTGCAAAACCTGTTCGAAAAAGCGCTGAATTTCCAGTAAAACTTCCACTATCAAAAACAATACCAATTGATCCGCTTATTCCATATTGAAGATCTTTCACTCCACTTAAAGATATTGTATAATCTGCTACTCCTAAAGTCTCGTCTCTCCCTGTTACAAGACCCGTTGAAGATCCACTATTATATAAAATATAAAAATTTATCCTAGTATTATCATTAGCACTATCTCCAGCTAGCCTTCTACTAGAAGTTATTTTTCTTATAGTAGTGTTTTGTGCTCGACCAGATATGAATTGATTTATTGTTGGGTTAAAAGTATATGAAAAAGACGGGGAAATTTGTTCATAAATACTTCCTGTTCTTCTTATTAAAGTAGTATTATTTCCAGGTTTATATAAATCATTAAAATATACTCCAGTTGTAAAGCTTATTGAAATTGGATCGCCAGAATAAGAAATATTTTTTTCATAAAAATTTACTATTCCAACGTTTCCAGTAGGATGTATATTTATAAAATAACCAGAATTAGCAAAAATTTTATTACCAGAAATAGTTTGATTGCCAGTAGTATAAACCAGCTGATTAGGATAAGCGGATAAATCTATTCCAGTTAATACTGGATTTCCAGAAATATAAGCTGTTCCACCAGATATATTAACATTTCCATTTATTAAATTTATATCTGTTCCAGAAAAATTAAATTCACTAATATTACTTAAATCTAGAGCATTAAAAATACCAGTCTCAGAAACTTGAAGATTACCAGAAATCGATACTCCCGTGGCAAAAGTTTTAACCCCAGAAATAGTTTGATTGCCAGTTAAATTTACATATCTTAAATCTAATTCTCCAGTATTAGGTATTCCACTTGGTCCAATCGCTCCACTTGGTCCAATCGCTCCACTTGGTCCTATTGGGCCAATTGGACCCTGCGGAAGTACAACACAGGCTTGAGTATCGTATGTTGGAGATGTAATAGTTGGGGATAAAGGAGGTGGCAAATTAACAAAGGCATTTACAGATGTTGACGGAGAATTAACTTCAACATTCGTTCCATTTGAAACAACAACATCAACATTGATTTGATCCATAAATTAAAAACTTGTAACTTCTGGACTAACAATAAATTTTCCTCTTAACAATTTTATAGAATTTCCAGTAGGAATTCCTGATGGAAATCTTTCAATATCATAAACAAATGAACCTACTGGAATAGTTGTCATTGTATATGATGGAATATTTATATTTATAAATCCAGAAGCATAAAGAGATCCATTTATTCCACTATTAATAACTGGTGCTAAATCAACTATAAGGCCAGATATTCCTGTAAAGCCATAAGCATACCTAACAACTCCTCTTACATCGTATCCACTTAAATTAACTGGAGTATTATATTGATCTTTTACAGAAAGAGTTATTTGTAAATTGTCGCCTTGAATTGTGCTTATATCATATGAAGTTGCCATATAATAAATTACACTTTAATTAATTTTAAAATTAAATTATCTAAAGAAATACTTTGAAGCAGTTTGCCAAATGGTCATATTTGGATCAATTGAACTCCATAAATCATATCCAGATTTAAGTACATTGTTATTTATTGAATTGTTGCTATAATCTTTCCTATAAATTGTTTCATTTGTAGGAACAAATACTTGATTAAACTCACCAATAATATTCCAATAAATAAATTTATTAGCTTCACCAGTAGCATTAATACAAATTGCCCTATTAGTGTTATCTCCAGAAAGAGTTATTCCCCAAGCTGCTGTTCCACTTGTTGAACTACTAATTAATTGATTGCTTATTACATGTATTCCATTATTTTTATTTGCAACTGTAACGTATCTCTCTTGAGTGAAGATGTTTCCTAATCCAGTTTCTGCTGCAATTATATTAATTTTTCCATTCCATACCATTCCAGAATGAATGAATGCTTTACCTGAGATATAATTATCTGCAGAAGCATTTACTCCATCCAACATTAGTTCAGATCTTGTTGTTCCGCTAGTGATACCCTTCCAGAATAAATAGTTCTTTTGAGAACTTCCAGGCCAAGAAGCTAAACCGTCTCCACCACCCAAAGAAATTTGATTGCTATTTACAGCGTAACCTTGATTTCCAATTATGGTATTATTTACTCCATAAGCAGCATTAATATTACCTAATATAACAGATCTTTCTCCATAATTGTTATTTGTAAGACCTACTGTTGTGTTCTCTAATCCTTGAGTATTATTGTATGAGCCAAAAATATAATTAGTAAGACCTGTTGATCTATTATACATTCCAAATAAACTATTATAACTTCCATAAACATTATTTTGTGCGCCAATTGCTATAGAAAAGTTAGTATAATTTCCAGTAAATCCACTTAATGTGTCTATAATGTTTCTTTGTCCAACTGCTAAATTATTATGACCACGAACATAATTTATATTACCCATCAATTGATTGTTATATGTTCCTTTAACTGGGTTATTGCTGTAATCATCTATTATATTATTATAACCCAATATATGATTATAATATCCAGATTCACCCATCATTAAATTTCCATAACCTATATTAGATGATCTATATCCTTTAGAAGAAAGCTCGCTTCCTAATGCTACCAAATAGTCTCCAGTTGTCCAATTGCGCCTGCCAATTACTTGTGAGGAAGTAGTTTTAGACATATTAGACTCACCTAAATCTATAGAATGTGATCCATTTAAATTAAGATTTCTAAATCCAATTGAAATAACTTGACGAGTAAAAGCATATATTCCAGTGCCATATATTATTCCAGTTAAAGCAGAAGTTGTTGGATCAACTAAAAATTGAGTATCTTCTAAAAGAACTGCATTAGATTCACCAAGAACCAAACTACCAGCTGCAATTCCAGACAAATTATTTCTATTACCAAGTACAATGTTTTTTGTTCCAGTAATATCATTCATACTACCGATCATTATATTTGCTCCTTGATAAGCTGGATAAGTAGCTAATGAGTATGGATAAGGTCCATAATTTATAATTTTCATTCCAGTTGGGAATGCATCAGCAACAAAACCTGTTCCATAAATTCCACTATATTTTAGAAATCCAGGTTTAGCAGTTTCAAAATTCTCCCAATGATGAACGTTATTAATTCCTAATAAAAGATTTGCATGTCCACCAGAACTAGCATGACCCACGATAATAGAAGGATTTGTAGCTCTTAAAAATGTATTTGGTAAAGCGACTCCACCTTCCCCAGTTGCAATACCAGATATATCTGTATAATCACTTATATTATTAATAATACCAATATTTATTGATTTCAAAGTAAAATCTAAAGTATTTGGATATATAACAGAATCAAAATTATTATATCTAGAATCGCCACGAACTGAATCTAGTCCATCTTTTGGAAGGTTTAAATGAGAGCTTATTTTTATTGCAGGATCCAACAATATACCGTTTTTGAAACTAATTAAAAGTTTATTACTTTCAAAGTTATAAGCAGGAGTATAGCCATCAGATATTATTCCTGCTCCACTTATTCCTGATCCATTTATTCCACCAGTAATATTAAGTAAGTTTGTAATATGAGATCTATTTCCAATTATAAATGAGTTAGGGGCATTTTCAATTGAATTATTAAATCCGCCTAAAATAGAAGAATATATTCCACTTTGTATAACATTTTGTTTTCCACCTACAATAAGCGAAGATTGAGCAGTATCTAAAATTTTGTTATAATAACCATTTCCTATAAAATTTCCAAGAGGAATAATATTTTGAATAGAATCAAACTGACCAGGATTATTAAGTAAATCATAATTAGTTACATCTATGCAATTTTGATATCCTCCACCTATAAAATTATTATGACCGATATTTCTATTAGAATTACCATTTATTATTGTAGAAAGTGTACCAAGAATATAATGACCATAACCATTTCCTATTAATGAATAATTTTCATATGTTTCATTAACTTGATTAGCATCAGCTCCTATTTTAGAGTATTGACCACCTAAAATTGTATTTAATGCTCCATAAACTTGATTATTACTTCCTGCTAATATTGTGGCATTAAAATGACCAAATTGACTACAAACAACATTATTATTTCCATTAATGAAATTTCCATATCCTCCATTTGAAGTATTATTGTATTGGAAAATAACTCCATCCTGAGTTTGACAACTAATATTATTATTTCCATTAATAAAAATTCCATATCCTCCATTTACATTATTATTATATCCCAAAAGAGTTGAATCATTAGCACCACAAATAGAACTAGTGTTACCTAATATGCGACTATTTTGAGTATTACAAAGAGTATTAACAGCGCCAATAGCAACACTATTACAAGCTTGATTAGTAACAACATTAGAGGCTGAAGCCCCAACTAAGAAATTGTTGTTTTGATCCCATACAATACATCTTGTACCGTCAGAACTAAATGCACCTTGATAAAGCTCACAATCTCCTTTTGTGATACGAAGTATATCTGCTCCTATAGCAAATTCTGAGCGAAAGCCGCTGCAACCAGCTCCAAATAAATTATCAATACTTTCTCTTTTTAATCCATGTGGATAAGAGTAAGAGAAATCAGGATCACTTGGACTACTAACATTTATAGTTTTATCATTTGTGGCCTCAAGAAAGCCGTTTCCAGTATTTAATTGAAAATAATAATTACCTGTTAGCAATCCTGTATAATTCGACATTAAATAATCTCCATATGTATTTTACTTATTTACACTAGTTTTTTCAAATTAATATTGTATATTTTACCATTTACTAAGAGCAGTTCTAACCCAATCGTTGGTTTTTCTGCAGTAGTAAAAGTAATTATCATCAAAAGCAAATTGCCCGCTGGTTCCAGCGCTATTTTCGGCAGATGGAATATCTGAATTTTGAAGTATTGTTTTATTTTTAATAAAAATACCGCTTGCGAAATCTAATGTTAATGTTTGAGGTCCAGAAAAATTATCGACTGATTCTTTGGTAGAATCAGCAAAAACTGTACCAGAATTACTATTTATATTAGATTTAATTAAAGATTGATTTCTAAATCTAAAATTACCTGTTTCAATATTAATTCCACTAGCAAAATCTAAAAATAATGTAGAACTTTGGGTAAAAGATTTAACTGTCTCACTAGAATCTCTAATAACAACAGATCCACTAGCAGATAAAAGGGTATAATTACCATTAACAATTGAAGAATTATTTCCTCTTACTCTATTGTTTCTTCCATTCAATATACTTGAATAACATGCCGATTGGACACAATTACAACAACCATTTAAAATAGTAGAATTAGAAGCTGAAAGATTAAAACGAAAATTATCATCTGTACCAATAATATTGTAAAAACCTCCATTTATAAAATTTCCTGCGCCTGGACCTATTATATTATGATAACCACCAACTATAGTGCTTCTACGAACTGCTCCAGTATAAAAACTAAAAAATGTATTTAAAGAAAAATCTGCTCCACCGATATTGTTTACTTGACCACCTAATATAGAGTTATAATAACCTCCACTAGTATTTATTGTGTTTCCCCTTCCTCCTATTATTACATTTCCTCCATCTTCACCAAAACCATTAGATAAAATTCCATGGAATGATCCTCCAAGTATTGCTCCATCAGCTGTACCACTAATTCTTGAATTTTTAGCATCAATAATTGAAGAATTGCTTGGGAATACTGCATTTGGACCTTGCCCAATGATTAAAGAAGAACAAACTCCACTTCTTATAAAATTACCACTAGAACCTATTAAAAAACTAGATAAATTTCCTGTACTAATTTGTAATCCAAAGTCATCGGTTTTAACATTTAAAAATGTTTGATTGGGTTGTTTTTCTATTAAATATAAATCTCTGTATCCATTTGCCATAAAATTAACTCCAATTTCCTACTAAAGGAGAAACTAACCATCTTCCATTAGTTCCATCTCCGCTAACACAAATATAAATGTATTGATTGTCCCACTTTACTTGTCCGCTTATTCCTGGGCTATATTCTCCAGTAGGCGAGTAATTATTTTGTATTCTAATTCCAGAAGAAAAATATTTTTCTCCAAATACTTCTTGGTCACCAGTCAGTCTAATATATCTAAGATCTAACTGCCCAGTATTAGTGAGCTGTTCGGTAAATATCTGAAGACCATTAAAAGTGCGCATCTTGTTTAGATTTACACTTTATATATAATTATTTTATATCTTATTTGCCTTCAGCTAAAACATCCCTAGCACTTTTACTCAACTTAATGTTGTTATTGTTTTGCTTTGGAATATTATAATTAGAAACATGCTTCTTAAATTCTCTTACTAGTCTTTTGATTAATGTTTCTCTATCATCAACTGGAATTAATCCAAATTTACTAGCATGAGCTTGTAGATCGCTCTTATTCATTTCTTTTAATGTAATAAGATACTCAGATTCGTCTAGAGTCTTGTACTTGCGGATTCCATCATCACCCCAAATTTGATCTAAGCTTCTGTATTGTTTTTCTTCTAATCTACCATGAGTTTGAGACAATTCACCTATATTTTTTACCTTTTTCTTCATATTTTTCTCCTTTAACCTTACAAGTGGTTACACGCAAACCTAAAATTAGGGAATATATAAAATAAAAAACCCCTAGGATTTCTCCTAGGGGCTTTTTAATAATTGTTAACTATTAGCTATCTTTAACTCTCAAGCCAACAATTGTACGAGCATCGATACAAACGCGTCCTTCTTCGAGGAATCCGTAGAATCCTGTTTTCTCGGAGCGAGATACGAATTGATCGTCTGGAAGAACATTGAATGTTCCACCGCTTTCGGCTTGGCGAGCTACTGGACGGATAAAGCCTTCGCGACTTAGATCCAATCCGATTGCCAATTCTCCACCACCTAGAGCTGTTTGACCAGCTGCGGCAACTAGAGCGTTATAAAGTTGTGAATATTTAGCATTGTAACCAAGTTCAACTAGCTCATGGAGAGTTACTCCATAAATTTCTTGAACTCCAGCATTACGATAAATTTCTTCACGAACTCCATCAGGAAGATTTGTTCCTGCTGTTGGACTACTATTAGTTGTGAATGGTTGGTAAGCAAATGCACGAACATCAGCTTTGATCTCGGGACTTACGAATAGATCGGTTAGTCCGTATGTATCAACTGTTGTACCACCAGCATATGAAGTATTGATTCTCTTTACGAGAGTCATTAGATTATTCAAATCTGCTAGTTGGAATGTGTTAGCTGCTGTACTAGCGATAACGTGTCCGTTAGTTACGTCAGCTGTGAAGTTTGCACTTGTTGTGTATTGTGATCTTGCTTCAGCAAGAGCTTTTAGAACAACTGCCCAAGCATTACGTTCTTGTTTTACGAGAACTTCATTGCTCATGCGTTCTACTGCTTTGCCTACAACATCAATACGACCACGACGAGCGTAGCGCTTTAAGAAGCTAACTGCACTGTCAAGGCGGTATGTGGAAACTTTTAGTTCACTGAATCCTTCGACTGTTGAAGAAGGAAGACCACCTGCTACATTTTGACTCCAAACTGTAGTATAGTCTTGGCCTTGATCGAAATATAGATCAAGAGGTAGACTTGGGGAATCATCTTCATCATAAGGTGCATCAGTGTAGATAGCACTAGCTGTGCCAGCTTGCATTAGAACCTTACTAACAACTGGTCCAATGAAAGCTGCAAAAGCTTCGGTGGCTTCTCTAGCAACGCCAACATCTCTGCTGGCCATAGCTTTGATAAGCTCAACTTGCTCTGGTGTATTTTTTAATTTGATTTTCATTTTTTTTAAATTTCTCCTTTAAAAATTAGAGTTGAATCTTGAGAGGAGCAACACCATTTACGGCTGTTCCTAGGAAGGTGCCAACTTTGATTGCACCGTTTGGTAGGGTAGTACCAGCGGTTAAATCTCCGTTAGCGCCTGCAGCAAGGTAAGCGACTTGACCTGCAGTAGCGGCTACGCCACTGTACAATACTACTCCACGAGTTAGTACTGGTACGGTTTGTCCACTTACAACAACGCCCATTTCTGCGGCTTTGCGAGGGTTGAAAACTAGTCTTTCGCCGTTTTCATCT